CAGTTCCCTGATCGTTATTTCTTCTTCCGCGGCCCTGACCTTGACTTTCTTCCACAGGCCCGGGTTTATGTTTCTCAGTGGATAATTTGCCATTATTGATTTCCTTCTTGTGCTCCATAATAATAAATTAGCGGATCAACGATGGTGAAAGTATGTTGTATCTCGGCAAGCAATTCGTGCTCGCCCCACATCGCGTAATAACGCATATCGGCCGTTTTCCATGTTCCGTCGTCAAGAATCCAGATCGGGAAAGTGTATTTGAAAATAGCTTTCCTCGTTTCCGGATGCTTGCGGCAAACTTTCAGCATCCCCTTCACTTCCCGGTACTGTCCTAATATTGTCGTTGCCATGGTTATTGCTTCCTTGCATATCTCGGGACAAAGCAATCTTTCAGCTGCCCGGTTTCCCGGTCCAGGTGACAGGCGATCCCGGTAATATCGTGAACCAGGTCGAAGTCTCTGGCGTTCAGGAGCCCGTCAAGGTCGAGAGTACATCCATTGCTGTGCACTACCTCCAGATCCATTGACGTTTTGAAGGCGTTGAAGGTTTCCGGGTAAAGCTCGTTTACCTTCCTGGAGATTTTCAGTATCTTCCTTGTCTCTTCCGCTGTCGTGTTGAATTCCAATGCTGGCATGGTTGTTTCCTCCTTGTTTGTGTTTTTATTTTAAAATTCGTTGCTTTGCTCTAAAACCCCGAGCCTGCCTGGTAATAATTATAACCTTGATTATCAATCAAAGCAAGGACAATTGTATACGGCAACGGTAAAATTGTTGTTTCGAGTTGCGTAAATTGTTTTGAATAGTATATGATACGCATATATTCAGCGTTGTTCGTGCGGCCCTGGCTCTTGTCAGGCTATGCCCCGAGAACCCTGAACGGAGATACTGCCCCCCATACCCCAGGTATCTTCCGTTCAGGGTTTTTTTATTGGAGATGCGAATTGTCCTACGATTGGGAAGCGATAGAGAGAGATTACTATGCCGGTCAGCTTTCGATACGCGAGATAGCTCGGCAGTATGGTTGCTCTGATACAGCTATCCGGAAAAAGGCCAAAGAGAAGGGTTGGTCAAGGAACCTCACAAAGAAAGTAAGGAACAAGGTTCGCGACAACCTGGTTCGCACGGTTCGCAATGCAAACCCAGGCATCGAACCTGGTTCAGACGAAGAGACAATAGCCGCAGCTGCCGCAGTTGGCGTCGAAGCAATACGCAGTCATCACAAGCAAATATCATTCGGGGTCAAGGTTGTTAAGAAGTTGATGGGGAACCTTGAGGAGGCGGTAGACAGCAAGGAAGAGATTGAATCCGATATCATTGAGGACACCAAAGATGACGGGAAAAGAAGAGCTCGTATGCTCAGGGCTGTTTCAATCGGTTCTCAGTCTTCCTCAATCAACTCCCTGTCCCTTGCCCTTAAAACTTTCATCGGCCTGGAGCGTCAAGCTCTGAACCTGGACGACGATGGAGGCAAGGCTGATGAGTCTGAGATTGTTCAGGAGCTCCGGACCATGATGCAATCGATAAATGATGACCATAAGTGGAACCATGAATAATGGGTAGTGCCGCGAAAGACATGATTTCGGAGTATTACCGATACCTGGCCGATCCTGAATGGAGGATTGACAACCTCTATTACATCCAGGACAAAGAGGGGAATACGGTCAAGTTCGTCCGTAACGAGTCACAAAGAGAGCTCTGGGCAAATCTCTGGTACAACAATCTTATCCTCAAAGACAGGCAACGCGGTTTCTCAACCGGGATTGCCATTTTTATTCTTGATACCTGTATGTTTGTCTACGGCACGGCCGCAGGCATTATCGATATCACCCTCCCGGACGCCAGGAAGAAGCTCAAGAAGATCACCTTCGCCTATGCTCGTCTTCCTGAACACCTGAGGCAGATTAATCCTCTCATCACGAAATCTACCGAATCACTTGAATGGGAGAACGGTTCTTCCGTCAACGTGGGTATCTCTCACCGCGGCGGCACCCTGCAGATACTTCATGTTTCCGAGATAGGAAAGATAGCTGTCCGGTTCCCGGAGAGAGCTCGGGAGATAAGGACCGGCGCATACAACACCGTGGCGCCTGGTGGTCATAAGTTCATCGAGAGCACGGCGGAAGGTAATGCCGGTGACTTCTATGATGCCTGCCAGGAAGCAATGAAACTGCAGGCCCAGGGGAAGAAGTTAAGCAAGATGGATTTCCGCTTTCATTTCTTCGCCTGGTGGATGGGTGACGAGAACGAACTGGATCCGGAAGAGGGTTATTACGTCAATGAGGAATTTGAAGAATATTTCGCAAAGCTCGAAAAGATAATCGGCTTCAAACTCTCTGACCGCAAGAAAGCCTGGTACGTCAAGAAAACCTCGGAGCAGAAAGGAGACATGAAGCGGGAATACCCCGGCACTCCCGAAGAGGCTTTCGAGGCAAACATTGAAGGGGCATACCTGGCCGACATTATCTCACTACTGCGTAATCGGCACCAGATTACCCATGTTCCTTTTGAGCCTGGTGTCCCGGTTAATACCGGGTGGGATTTCGGGCTCAACGATGCAATGACCATCTGGTTACACCAACGAGTAGGGCTGCAGGACCGTATTCCATTCTACATCGAGGGGAACAAGGACCCGAAGCAACCAACCAGGGATGTTACCTGGTTCTGGAAGCATCTCCGGGAGCTGTTCCCTGATGTGATTTGGGGCAATCACTTTATCCCGCATGACGGAGGATATAAGAGGATTGGCACATCTACCGACCCGGCATCTCCACCAAGGACCCTTGAAGATATCCTTGAAGATGCCGGCATGAACAATATTCATATCGTTCCCAGGATCGCAGACAAGAAGACCGCAATCGAGGAAGTAAGGCTGTTCCTGCCGAAATGCTATATCGACGTAGACAGATGTGCGCAGGGGACAAGGTGCCTGCAAAACTTTCGCAAAGTGTGGGATGAAAGCACTGGCCGATGGTTGAACAAACCGCTCCACGATTGGGCGATGGATGGATATGACGGGTTTGAAAGCCTGACCCGGGGTTTGTCGGCCTACGGGGTAAAGCTTTCACAGGAAGAAAGAGAGGCCGAGAAAAGTAGGTCGGTAAAGCGCCCCCCTCCTAATTGGAGAGCATTATGAAGTGTGATCTGCACCAGTTTACCAAATGGATTGAAGAGATCCAGGAGCAACCGGCCTGGCGGTCCACCGCTGATTATGAGATGGACTACTATGACGGGAATCAGCTTGACAGTGAGGTTTTGAGGCAGCAACGCGAGATTGGTCTTCCTTCAGCTATCGAGAATGTCACCGCTCCGGCCATAGATTCCCTTACTGGCATGGAAGTCAAGCAACGGAAGGATTGGAAGGTTATTCCTACCGATGACGAGCAGGGGATTGACGATCGTACCAAGAGAGGATTGGGTGGAAAGCTTCACACCGCTGAACGCGAGAGTCACGCAGATGACAGTTGCTCTTCCGGTTTCTTCGGCCTTGTCACTGTTGGTATCGGATGGGTAGAGGTTTCCAGGGAGTCAGACCCGTTTAAATACCCGTATCGGTGTACCCCTGTCCACAGGAATGAAATCTATTGGGACATGCTTGCAAAACGCCCCGATATTTCAGACGCCAGGTATCTTGTTCGTCGGAAATGGACAGGAATTGAGCAGGCTGCTCTTCTTTTCCCGAAACACAAGAAGTTAATCGAAGCAACCGGTTCAGGATGGCATGGTCTTGACTGGCAGGATATCACCACAGACGGAGGCGGTTCGACAAGTCTCTCCAGGTCGCTTGATATTGAGAGAGGGTGGAGTGTTGAGGAACAGGAGTGGCGGGATATCGCCTCTGAGCGTATCTGCTTGTTTGAGGTTTGGTATCGCTCATGGGAAAACGTTCTTGTCCTCAAACTGAGGAATGGCCGGGTTATCGAGTATGACAAAAACAACCCGATGCACAGACAGGCCGTTGCTATTGGCGTAACGCTCGACAAGGCGATTGTTGGCAGGGTCAGGCTTGCATGGTTTCTCGGTCCGCACCAGTTACATGACGGAGAGTCACCATATAAGCACGGATTTTTCCCCTATGTTCCTTTCTGGGGCAAGAGAGAAGACAGGACCGGGGTACCCTATGGCCTGATCAGGTCAATAATATTCCTGCAGGATGAAATAAACGCCCGTATCTCAAAGATGCAATGGGGACTTGGCGCTATAAGGACGATCAGAACAGAAGGGGCTGTGGTCGGAGAAGACGAACACTTCCGGCAGGAGGTGGCAAGACCCGACGCTGACATTATCCTTGACGCAAAGCACATGTCGAAGCCTGGTGCAAAATTTGAGGTCAAGAGGGATTTCGAGCTCAACACTCAGCAATACAACAGGTTGCAGGACGCCAGGGATGCCGTTGAAAGAGTTACCGGCGTCACCGATGCTTTTCGCGGAGAGGGAAGCAAGGGGCAATCAGGGTTGGCTATTAATTCTCTTATCGAACAATCGGTGCAGGGAATTGCAAAGATGTCGGCAAACTTTGAAACCTCCCGGGCAATGGTCGGTGATCTACTTCTTTCTCTCATGCTGGAAGATATCAACGGGAAGCTTATGGAGCTACCGGTCCAGGCCGGACCTCTGGGGGACGACCAGCCGGCCAGGGTCAATGTCCCGACAGTTGACCCGGAAACCGGGACTGAGTACCTGACCAACGACACAAGCAGGATGCGGCTGAAGTGTACCCTCGAGGATGTTCCGACTACTCCATCATTCAGAAGCCAACAGCTTGCTGCCCTGTCAGAGGCGTTCAAGTCTGCTCCGCCTGAACATCAGAGAGTGATGATGCCGCAACTCCTTTCATTGATGGATGTTCCGTACAAGGAAGAGCTTATTAAGGCTATCAAGGATATTTCAGTGGCCCCGAGCGAAGAGGATGTAGAGAAACGCATTGCCGATGCTGTCAAGAAGGCGGTTGCCGATCAGCGGTTTGACCTGGAAGAGAGAAGGATTGCTCTGATGGAGAAAGAGACAGCAGAGAAGATAGCCAAGATCGTTGAAGAGAAGGTCAATAAGCGGATCGAATCGATATACAGCGCAGTTCAGGCGTCGAGGGAGATTGCTGCAACGCCTGAACTTTCTGGAGTTTCAGATCAAATACTGGAATCAGCAGGGTTTGAGGACGCGGATGCACCACCTATTGTTGCTCGGCCTGACAGGTTGGATGGTCCCCCTCCTGCTGACGACCTGTCAGGTTCCGAGCTTCCTCCGGAAAACACAAGCCCAATGTTCCCGCCGAGAGTGCAGGAACCGGACATTGTTACCCCGGAGATAGACGAACAAGAGCAGATGAATGAAGCAGATGCCGGATTTCAGGAAGGTATCGAGGCTCAAGGATAAACCAAGGGAGACAGTCAAATGTATATCGTTAAGGCCTTAACCAACGCGACAGGATTTGTAAGCCCAGACAACGAGGTCCGGTGGTCAACCAATGACATAAGGGTGGTAGCCGATGAGTGTATCGACTTCTACCAGAAACACACGGATGCGTTCACCGTCCTGGCCGGTCCTGTAATGGTTCAGCACAGTGACTACTACACCATTCTCGCGGCTAATGGACTTGCAATCCAGAGGGACCCGGGATTAATGGCAGCGGCCTACATCGATTTTAATGCGGCCGGCGAAGCTGAAATGGTCATAACAATCAACGGAGTCGAGTATACCGAGGCCGATACAGCGGTGCCGGCAAGCGGTGTATGGACAAACGGCGCCAGTCCCGCAGATTCGGCAACATCATTGATTGCGGCAATAAACGGTGATACCCGGGCAGCAGTTCCTTTCACGGCGGTTGCCGACGAATCAGGCGATGGTGTTTGGCTCTTTGCCGATGATGCTGGCGATGATGTCAACCTCACGATAGCCACCGATTCGGCTTCAAACTGTACGGTACAGAACCTTACAGGTGGGGCAGACGCAGAGATGAAGCAGTCAATCAGTATTGTTCACACGGTAAATACCCAGGAGCTCCTTTCCGGGGCAATCGAAATCCCGATACCGTTTACCCCGAGGGTTGTTCACGCCTCTGCTTATACGGCTACCGGGGCCCCGGTTTACTTCACCGATCTTGTCACCATTGAGGAAGACCCCGATAGGATAAAGATTGCAACTGACGGGGCAACAAACCTGGCGAACACCAACGTACTTCACCTGACAGTAGTCAGCTAAAACAAGGAGGATTATGCCATGTTTGGAATTTTTCGCAAAAAGAAGAAAGAGAAAAAGGCTCCGGTCCAGCAGCAGCACGAGATTGTTGATTCTTCAGGGAATACAAACCTGAGCGCGGCCAATGCCGCCCAGAGCATGAAGGAGAGGAAGGAAAAGCAACTCAAGATGCTGGAAGAGGCCGGCAGCTAACCACAAATTCTACAGGAGGGAATGAAGATTATGCCAATCACAGATATCGAAAAGTTCTACCAGGAACACGCTGGAGAGGACGGAATACTCCCAGAAGAGGATATGGCCAAAATGTTGGTTGGTTACTACGACACCGACGATACCGCTGAACCGCCGTATGCCGTTGAGGTTGAAGGTGCCGATTTCCCCGCAGAGGAAACGGAGGAAAAAGAGAGTCAGGAAACCTCAGAGGATACTGAGGTTGAAGCGGAAGAGGAAGAAAAAGAACCTGTCGTAATGGCGAAGGATGGAAAGCATACCATTCCATATTCTGAACTTGAGAACGCCAGAGAGGCGGTAAAGTCATCAAAGGCAGAAGTCGAAACGTTGAAGACCGAGGCCGAAACCCTGAAACAGCAGCTGGAAGAGTTACAGGGGAAGACGGATGTAGCCGAGCAGCTGAAGGAAGCACAGGCTATCGACGCGGAAACCGGCAAGACCGACGAGGTTGACAAGCTTCTTTCTGATCTGCGCGACACCGACCCGGAGCTTGCCGAGATATTCGACAAGCGGGACATGAGCCACCGTGAACAGATACGGGCCCTTGAGGGGAAGATCGAAGGTCTTACGAAGACGATCACCGACAAGCTCGCTCCCTTTGAGTCCTCGATGGAGGACATGGCAGAGGACAGCCACTTCAAAGCCATCACTGATGCTCATAGTGATTTTGACCAGATCATTGATAGTGGAGAGCTTGAAAGGTTCGTGAATACCGTTCCTTCTTTCATGAGAGGGGAATACCAGCGCGTTTTTGCAAACGGGACCTCCCAGGAAGTAATTGATCTGGTTCAGTCCTACAAAGATATCAAGGGTATCGCCACTCCTTCCTCAGAAACAGGAAAGGTTCCGAGCAAGGAAGAGGCCGAGAAGATCATTGCCGACGCTGAAGAGAAAGCATCCGGGAAGACTCCGACTAGTCTAAGTGAAGTGCCGGCAGGATCAAATGCCCACCATGATCCAGCGGAGGCAATGCACAACATGTCTTCGATGAAGTTACTTCAAATGTTTGAGGGGAAAACAATCGAACAGATACACGATTTGATGAACAGAGCCCTGTAGCCAGGGCAAAAAAGAAGGAATCAGCCGAGTGAGATAAAACACTCGCTCCCCACTTGCGACAAAGTGGCTGACCAAACCTCCAAGGTTGATCCGGGAAGAAAGAGCAGAGGAATACGGGTTTTCCCCTATTTCTCAGTTTTGAAAACCTAAATTTGGAGAAATGTCATGCCACAAACGACCATAGCCTACGGTTCAAACCAGGCAGTACAGATTCAATCCGCGGGTCTTTTTGCTGCGAACATGCAGCGGCCCACCACCATTAACCGACTTACCGGTAAGCTGCCCAAGCAGGCAGACGCTGAGAAGTCACTTCGGTTCCAGTCAAGCAACGACTATCCGGTAGTTCGTTGCATGGACCTTGCAAAAAAGGCCGGTGACGAAATAACCTTCGACCTGATCAACCCGATTGGCGGCAAACCGATCATGGGTGAGGCCCAGGCCGAGGGCCGCGGCGATCAAATGTCTTTCAGCCAGGATTCTTTACGGATCAACCAGACCCGTAAACCGATATCCGCAGGCGGGAAGATGACTCAGCAGCGTACCCCGCACCAATTGCGATCGCTCGCTCGCGGACTGGCCGAGAACTATATGACCAGGCTCGAAGACCAGCTTTGTATCACCCACCTGGCCGGCTCTCGCGGGTATGCCAATGATATTGAGTGGGCGGTCCCTCTGGCGTCAGACGACGATTTTGAATCGATCTGCGTCAACAGTGTAAAGGCTCCAACCAAAAACCGTCACTTTATTTCCAACGGTTCCGGTATTGACCCGGTATCTGCGACAGCAAACGATATCGACCTGGCAACCACGGATGTAATGAACATCACGGTTATTGATGCCCTGGCAGCGAAGCTCTCGTCAATGGCGCTTCCTCCGCCTCAGGTCAAGCTCGACGGGGACCAGGCCGCTATCGATGCCCCGCTTCATATCCTGTTCGTATCTCCGGAGCAGTACCTGAGCATCGTCCAGTCAACCAACTTCCGCACCTGGCAGGCAAACGCCATGGCACGGGCGAGCCTTGCCAAGAACCACCCGCTTTTCCTCGGTGAGGCTGGATTGTGGAACGGGATCCTTATCAAGAAGATGCCGAAACCGATCCGGTTCTACGCGGATGACCCGATTAACTGGTGCGAAAGCTACACCTCCGAAACCGAGACAACCGATGACCTGGTTGCTGCCGGCTTCAGCACCACCTACGCGGTTGACCGTGCGCTTCTTATCGGCGCACAGGCACTCTGTGAGGCCTTCGGGAAAGCGGTACAGACAGGGAATCCGTTCTTCTGGTCAGAGAAAGAGCTTGACCACGGAGACAAGCTGGAAGTGCTGATCGGAACCATCGGCGGCAAGTCCAAGACCCGTTTTCTGATCAACCACGGCGACGAAGAGCAGTACACCGACTTCGGAGTAATGGCAATCGATACCGCGGTAAAGATCGCGTAACCGAGGACGTTAACGAATGTTTATAGCCCGGATTCCACTTGGTTTCCGGGCTGATATAAACTCTCAATTTTGGAGAACACAAAATGGCTACCATAATCAAGAAGAACGTTAAGCACCTCCGACAGTTCGGCGGAGCTCCTTACGGGAACCTCTCTGCGCTTCCTTTCAAGTTTAAAACGAACGCAAGTGGCTATTTCCTCGACAGCGATACCCCGGCAACTGCGGTTGCCGCCGCTGATGTTGTCCGTCTTGGCGTGCTGCCGGCAGGGATGCGCCTCGATGATGCAATCGCAATTGTCAGCAACACCTTTTCCGACACATCAACCTTCGACCTCGGCTTTGCCTATGTTGACGGGGTTGATGATGACGATGTTCCGCAGGATGCGGACTACTTCTTCGACGCGGCAGACTATCACGATTCAGTCACCGTGCTCAGGAAGACGAAGGGGACCGCTCCGGTTGTGCTTCCGAAGGACGCTTACCTGATTCTGACCAACAACACCGCGGCCCAGGCCGAGGCCGGAGTTGTTGATTTCAGGATTGTCGGAGAGCTCCAGGGGCCGAAGTAATTGCCCTTTTAAAACAGAAAGGTTGCCCGGGGTGATTCTCGGGCAACCTACTTAACACTCACAAGGAGGGAAGTGAAATGTCAATGAAACCTGAGATTATTGCCGCTGTCTGTCACGAACTGAACAGGACGTATTGCCTTATCCTGGCCGATGAGGCCGTACCTGTCGCTTTGCCGTGGGAGGACCTGCCGGAAGTTGACAAGGAAGGAATCATTGCCGGCGTTATCTACGCACAGCAGAACAACGTATCTCCCGAAGAAAGCCACGAAGGGTGGCTTGCGATGATGAAGGAGAAGGGGTGGAAGTACGGAGAGGTCAAGGACGAAGAGAAGAAAGAGCACCCCTGTATCGTTCCGTATGAAGAATTGCCGCAGGCCCAGAGAGTAAAAGACCATTTGTTCCTGTCGCTTGTGAAAAGCATGTCAGTTATTGAGCCGGAAATAAAGGAAGTCGTAAGGACGTCATCGATTGAACGGCTTCCCGTTAAATATGTTGGGTTCCGCGAGACATATCCTGACGGGGCCTATGACACAGGAATTGTTTTCACCAAAGGCGACACCGTCATGGTGCCTGCCGATAAGGCAAGGCTCATGTACCGGCACCCTGATGTTTACGTTCCCGGCGATGAGGGTGAGGCAATTGTTCCGCCCGACCCTGAAAAGAAGTCTGAGGACGATGACGACGAAGAGGAAAAGAAGGACAAGCCTGACGGGAAGCTCCAGCAGGCGAGAGATTCGATCATGGCAATGCAGGACAAGGATTCCGTCGTTCAGTACGCCCAGGTGAACTACGGGCAGAACATCGACAAGAACGGGCAGGCGAAGCTTGGGACGGTTCAGAGAAAGGCAATCATGCTGATCGATCAATTCGGGGTTACATCCTGAGAGGGAGAGAGGGCTGACAAATGAACGCACAGGAGTTGGTTACAAGGTATAGGACTATCTCAAAAGATAACGCCAAGCCTTTCTTCAGCAGCGACAGCAAGCTACTTGCCCTTTTCAACGAAATGGAGCAGGAGGCCTGCAGGCGGGCTCTTCTTCTTTTTGATCGCACTACAGAGGCAATATGCCAGAAGGCCGTTGTCGCCTCTACTGCAAGGTACGCTGTCAGCCCTCTCATCGTTGAGTTTCACAAAATCTATCTGGTTTCAGGGTCAGATTACTACTATCCGAAGATCGTAGACCAGATCGAGCTTGACGCACAGTACCCGCTCTGGCGAGAAGCGAGCAGCGATATCAAAACGAGATTCGTCCTTATCGATGAAGATGGATATGTCACGCTCGTTCCCACTCCTTCCGCCTCTATGACCATGTATATGGAGGTCTACCGGCTCCCGTCTGCGGACATGACCATCATAGACGTTGATGGAGCGTCAGCAACCACAAGCCCCGAGATTGCTGCACAACATCACAAGCACCTGGTTCATGGTGTTCTTGAGTACGTTTATTCAGAGAAAGATTCTGATCGTAGGGACCCGAAGAAAGCGGAGGAATATGGAGATTTGTTCTCAGACTATTTCGGGCCTCCGGTCGATGCGAGAAAGGCCAAGAAGACCAGATCAAACAGGCCGCACAGGAATAAACTATGGTAACGAAAGGACCCTTCCCGAAAGGGATGAACAACAGAGCTCTCGACCATGAGATTCCAGAAGGAGCGGTCAGGAACGCGGTCAACGGTGATTTCGACCAGGCAGGGAAGTTCAGGACCAGGGCCGGATATTTGAAGAAATATTCCGGGAACTTTCTCAGGAATGGTTTCTCCTGCCCCGCTGGAGCTTTCCTGATTGAGGGAAACACCTTGAAAAAAGTAACGGTTGTCTCTGGCGTCCCAACAATGTCAACGCTCTACAAAGGGATTACCGGGAGTCCGTGTGCATGGCTTTATCACGAGTCTACCGTCTACTTCTCTGATGGAACAACAAACCTCAAGATTGCAAACGGGGCCGCGAAGAAATGGGGGATTACTCCGCCTGACGCCCCGGTGATAAACTCAACGGCTGTCGGCGTCTTCACCGCAGGCCGGTATATGTTCGTGGCAACATTTGTCGACAGTGACGGTGTTGAGTCAGGGGCAAGCGATATCTCGATCATTACAACCTCTGGGACTGGTGGGTTCACCATCACCCTTCCTATCAGCGATAACTCAGACGTTCAGTCGGTGAGGATTTACGCGAGCACCCCGGACGGAACGACAATGTACCAGGTTGCCGATGTTGCGGCAGGAACAGCAAGTTATTCATTACTTACCGGGACCATAGGAGAGGGCAAGCCTATCGGCAATCTGCTTTTCGCCTCTCCGCCTCCGGCGTGTTACATGATCAGATACTATGCTGGCCGGCTCTATCTTGTTACGGGCACCGAGATATACACCACCCTCGAATTCTCATACGACCACGTAAACCTCGATGAGGGGAATATCAGCTTTCTTGAGGAAGTTGATATTTGTGAGCCGGTAGGAAACGGCATCTTCGTATCTGCGGAACAGACATTTTTCCTGGCCGGACGAGATCCTTCAAAATTCGATCAACAACCAAAATCTTCATACAAGGGCGTTCGTGGCACTGGGCGCCAGGTCCAAGGGACCGAAAACCCCGTTGCTATTTGGCAATCAGAGGACGGTGCCACAATGGGATTCTCGGACGGAAGCATAAAGAACATTCAAAAAGACATGGTTGCGCCTGGTGGCGGGGAAATTGGTTCCTCGATAATCCGTGAGCATAACGGGATCAGGCAGTTTATCGCCAGCATTGCACAGCCGAGCTATTCAAGTCTCGCAGCAAATTGCTGGATAGGCGCAGAAGTTATCAGACGAGGAGCATAGGAATGAAAATTATCAAGCCGCTTTTTAATCTCATCAAGCCCAACTTGGCGCAGATCGCAAGGTTTAACGAAAAGGGTGCAAGGATTGGCTTCAGGTATGGAGCCCAGGTTTTAGACAAGAACGGCAATCCAACCGGGCCGATGATATTCAAGGACAATCTTGTCCCTGAAGTTGCCAGGAACCTTATCCTTGAGCTCTTGGTGAAGAGTGCTTCCGGATATGCTACCTGGTATCTCGGTCTTACAGAGAACGATTACGATCCGCTTGATGCAGATACTATGGCCGATTACCCGACAAATGCCGGAGAGAATACTGATTATGACGATTCTACCAGGCAGGCGGTCACTTTCGGAACGGTTGACGATGGTGCCGTAGACAACTCAGGCGATCTGAACATTGTCGATTTTACCTCAACGGGTGCATCGATTCGTGGGGCATTTCTCTCGAGCAATGCAACGAGAGAAGGATTGACCGGGATACTCATGTCTGCGGTTAAGTTTGGGTCTGTTCAAGCGATTCCTGCAGGAGGGGCCTTGCGGGTCCCGATTTCGCTCACGATAACTTCGTCTTAATAAACGAGGTTTGAATTGATAACCTGGGACTCTGACAGATCGCGCAAGCGGGTATGGTTCGCCAAGAAAAAGTTGGCGCAGATTACCAATATGAACAACCCCGCAGGCGGCGTAAACTTCGGCGGATTCAAGCTTACATACTGGCAAAGCAACGGGCTGTCAGGTGGGCGGGTAGTGGCCCCAATGGGCCTTGCCGTTCTGAAGTCGAACGCGGAAGGTATTTCCGTCGTTGTCGCTGACTCGTGGACTGACGGGATTGATTCAAAGGTTCCGCTCAGCCTTATGTTAATTGGTGATGCTCCGGCCAGTGGAACAATTGAAAAGCTGAACAACATGGAAACCGCGGCCAAACAAAGCGCGAATTCTACCATCGTGTTCGTTCCAAAAGATGTTACCTGGGCTGTCGGTGGTCATTCTCAGGTGTGTAAGCATCCTCAACCAAAATTGATGCCGTATGCAGAAGGTTTTTGGGTAACAGCGTCAGGGTATGCAGATGCCGATTACCGGCTGACATTGGTTGAAAGCTTTTTCAATTTCTATTCTGCAGACGGGTCAACACTCTCGGGGCGGTTGGGGTTTGCGGCCAATACCCTTGGAACCATACAGAACCTCCGGGTTCTATGGAATTCCCCGGCGCCAAGAAAGGGAACGAGATATCTGCAGATTGTCTACGGCTATCAGGAAATCTCTGAAGATGGAGACATAATATGCGGGACTCTTTTCAGCACAGACCCGAGAACCGGCCCATCGAAGAACTTTTATACCGGGAATGAAATGTGGGGAGATATCCCGGCAGGGCTTTTCTCTGTTCTCACTTCACTCGTAAACAACGGCCTCGGTGACAACATGGGCGGGTATGCCTATGCTCTCTCCGAGAACGACCCTATTGTCTACTTCCATTTCGTTGACGCCACTCAGTTGGGGCCTGCAAATGATTGGTTCACGGCAAATCCAGGGAACAACGAATGGAAACTGTTTTACACGATCTATGACGGGACAACCGTATACACAGTAGATAGTGATCAATTCGTTGTTCTTCTCGACTCTCTCTGCTCTTCAACGATCATAAGCGGATCAACGGTTAATTATTCTCTGGCAATGAGCATGTTGCGGCAGCTATGCCCCTGGCCGAATGTCAACCCGGTTGCTCCGTATGACGGGGCCATGTTTCACGACGCAGATGGGATTATCTATTCCTGGACCAGGGAGTACGGTGCCGTTCAGTTCACTACTACCGGGCTCTTTACGAAAACCCTTTTCCTCCCGACAGATGTTACCGGGACCGATGGGGTTCGCCCGGAGCTCACGCATGTAGGAAACAGTCAGTATCTTCTCGTCTGTAACCAGGTAGGGGTTAAAATCGTTTCTCTTTATTACGGCACCCCGTTTACCGGCTCAAGCTGGACACAGATAGAAGATGTGCCTGATGGATATTACCTCCGGTATGTCCGGCCGGTAAGGGTCGATTTATCAGGGGACTCCCCAGATATCGTTTTACTGGCCGTTGCCAGGAAGGAAGCTGCAGGAGATAACCCCGACGCTGATTACTGCTTTTTCTACAACGGCTCATGGAATCAGTTAACGAAAATTCCCGGGGAACCTGACGGGTCGGAACAATATGACTTGAGCCTGTTTGGTGTCGGCGGGGAAGTCAAGCACATACAGGATTTTGTCTCCCCGCCTCACGTTCACCCACAGATGCCGGTTGCATCTGATTACTCCTATTATTCAGCGGGGATGCCATGAACGATTATATAAACGCTTCAAGCTTGGAAGCAGCGCTTGACGACGTAATAGATAACGCGACAAAGATTGCGATATGCCCATCTACCATACTGAGCGGCAGCTTCCCTACATACGCATTAGTTGCCTCAAACAAGCTGTCAAGCCTGATCAGCGTAACATCATCTGATTTCAATAAAAGCACGATAGACGGGAGTGTATCGCTGATACTGAAATCGAGATTTTTTAGTAATGCAGAAGTGACGGGATCGGGAGATATGGCCTGTATTGCTGTGATTGATGATTCTGTCACCGGGTCTGAGGTGGTAAAAGCGCTTTTTGCTACAAGTACAAAAACGGTATCAGCTGGAACAGGGTTCTATTTACCCGTAATTAATCTACCAATTGTAGCCAAAACAGCTTCATAACATTCGGTAACTATATGCCTTTTTACATCACATACGAATCACTTGAAGCAGCTTTTGATGACATTATTGATAACTGCGATTACTACGCTGTAACGACAAGCGCTATCCTCGATTCTGACGGATATCCAGATTATTCGCTTGTTGCAGCGGCTTCTATTGTTGGTCCTGCCGCGGTTGTTGCAGGCGATTGGACAAAGGATATTGACGACGATATGGATACTGTCGGGACCCTGACTAAGGATGCAATTACCGGGGCGACGATTACTGCGACTGGCACAGGTAAATACCTTTGCCTGCTTGATTCAACTAATTCGCTCGTAAAGGGTGTCATCCTCCTTGAAGAAGAACTTGACATAGATATTGCCGCCGTAACAATCAACCTTCCTGCCTTTAGTATTTATGTTGGTGAGAATTCTCACGGTGACGGGGCCTTCTATTTCGACTCTGGAGTCATGGATGCCCTGCTCGATTATGCCGACAATTACATGTATGGGAATCAGGCAAGTTTCCTCTCTTCTGGAGGCATGCCCCCGACATATTCCGCCGCTTTCGCCTCAAACCCAATTTTTGCTGACGCACCAGATGGGTTCGCGTACAGCAATGATCTTGCGTGGGATAAGGCGTATGGGTGGAGTATCGCGTCTGAGAAGGCGTCTTGTGACGGGACACAGACAACCAGCATAGACTTGCTTCAGAAGGTTGGTGATCTGGAGAACCTTGAATCGTATCTTGTCATCATCAAAGCTTCAGGGATGACTGCCGGGACAATCACTCCGTATGTTGGCGGAACAAAAGGTAGTTTTTTGGATTTTAATGACACCTTCGGGCAATATATTACGACCAGATATTCAACTGATGTCAGGCTCAGAGCCGATTCTTACTTTGATGGGGATATAGAATCATGTTCGCTCTATAAGGGCAGCGAACTCCTGGTGAACGGTGCTTTTTGCAGCACATACCCCTGGTCACTGTCTGAGGGATGGTCCATAACAGGAGGAGCCGCGGTTCCAGCCGATGGGCTTACTTTGTACTATCCTCTTGAGCAAGAAATCTCAGACACAACAGCCCCATCAGGGTATGTATACCGGGCGGCATTTGACCTTTCTGGAATAACCTCTGGGTATTTGTCTTTCAAGTGGGAAGATTCTGGTGGTAGTGGAACCACCCCTATTAATAGCGCGAGTTCGGCCGGTAGCTATAGCAACTACTTCATGCCGTCGAACGCTCCCGCCAAAGTTATAATTTCCCCAACTGCCCCTTACGATGCGTCTATCGATAACGTGAGCCTTGAAAGAGGGACACAACTTGTCACAAACGGATTTTTCACAACTGGAGACATGACAGGTTGGAGTGCGGAGAATGATGCCGGCCTCAATTCAGCTTCTGGGTGGGGAATAGTTTATTATACCTCGACAGCCAACCCTACAGCTGCTCAAAGTATCACAGTAGAGGTGGGAAAGCAGTATAGGATAGGCGGAACTTGTAGAGCGTATGCCGACAACTGGACAATAGAGGTGAGGGACGGTACCAGTCCATCAGGAACGGTACTCGCAACAGACACAAATAGCGGTGATGGGAGCTGGCATGATGTTGACGAAACGTTTGTTGCAACCTCCACAACAGTTACAGTGCGCCTGATTTTCGCCACATCGAGCAGCGGGTCAGCCTATTTTGACGAGATATCTCTTTACAGTATAGACGATGCTGACGAACTCGTTATTAATGGCGGGTTTGCTGGTGTAAGTACGGGCTGGACCGCTGGCGCAGGTGCCACCCTTTCGGTCGATACGACAAACCATAATCTCGACATAACCAACGGCTCTACTGATTACGGGTATGCCTGCCAGGAAATAGAGACTGAGATAGGCACCTTGTATGGAATACTGTTCGACTTCGAGAAGACTACATCTGATCTGCGGATACGAGTGGGAACCTCTGCAGGAGCCTCAGACATAGAGCTTGAAACGGTAACAGCAACAGCAACTGGAACGCTCATCACCTTCACCGCAACCGGAACTTCAACATTCATCAGTTTCGGCCCCGACGATAATACGTCAGGAAACGTGGTCACTGTTGACAATATTTTTACAATACTTCCTGCCGGTGCGGCTGATGCCGGCCAATTGCTCGAAAATAATTCTTTTGACGATGTTAGTTTTAATCGCCAGTTGAGGGCAATATGTGACGGTTGGGATGCTTTTTCAGTCAGTTCTGGAGGGGACTATGACGCTGTTTACTCATGCCTTGGCTATTCCTATATGCAGGACGGTGTTACCCGTAATCCAACGCTTATCACAGGTGCCTCAGGGCAGACAATAAGGGCCGCTGGCAGCGGCTACAACACCTATACAACGTCAGCAGGGATAAGGGTGAATATACATGTTTAATGATTCGTATTTAAACGCAGCTGTTAGATTCCTGCCAGGGGTTGTTTCGTATACGACATTTACCATCGGCGAGTATTACGATGCTTTGTATTCAGGGCCACTCTACAAAGATACCGACCTTGTTTTTGTCGCACCGAATAAAATAGTAAACACCGTTGACCCATCAGGGTTTGATGCTGATCTGAGTTATCTTGTCGGCAAGACTGTCTCGGTTGAAGGGGCCACTACCGCAGGAAATAACATTACTAAACTCACGGTATCTTCTGTTTCCGGCGGCGAGATGGTTATTTCCGGAGCCAGTTTTTCAGCTGAGAGTTTTGTTTCTGGAACCAGGTTGTTTGAGAATATAACCAAGACGGTCATGGTTGTCCTCATGAGCACCTGTACCGTTTCAGGCTCTACAAGTATACACTTGTCACTTTCAGAGCCTATAGGGTGCGGCGATGGGTGGAACGCAGCAACCGAGCAGACAATAGGAGGGTACGACTACCAGGCCGTAGACCCAACAAACGACTCAGGGGTTGAGCAGTACGAGCCAATGAATGACATGGATATATGGATGTCAGCAGATACCATATCGCTCAACTATGGGGTGTGGGGCCTTGAGAATGGGCTAGAGTACGGTGAAGATTCTCTTACGGACAGGGAAGCGGTTGACACGATAATTAAAGAGGAAATCGAAACAGATATCTCCCTGGGTTCTGCCCTGCTTGTCACCGTTGCCTATACAGAAACGGCAGCGTTCGTCGGTGCTCTTTCTTCCAACTATGTTACCACGGCTGAGATTGAGGAAGTAATGCTTTCTGGCGGAGCCTTCTCGCCCGCCACTCTTTTTAACGCGGCACTTGAAGAGAATATCGTTGCCGGCGCGGTTCTTGCCGGGTTGGGTGAATTTCTGGCGGAGGTCGTTATCGCAATGACGATAGACTCTGCAGCATATTCCGGAGTTAACGATTTGCCTGCTCTCGATGACGGTCGCCGGGTCTGGGTGGTTAACCTTGACAACGGAGCGACCAGTCAGTATGAGAATTATGGTTTTACAGACATTATTCCGCTAGATGACGGGAAATATTACGGAATAGCAAACGACGGGCTTTACCTCCTTGAAGGAGATGACGATAACGGCGCGACCATAGACAACCTTATCAATTTTGGCAAGGACGACATGGGTATTGCCAACCTTAAAAATTGTTTCAATGTCTATGCGGGGGTTGATTCAGACGGAACGCTGTACCTCCAGGTAACGACAGATGACGGGACCAGTTACACCTATGAGGCGAGAAGCTACGGGAGCCTGACCAACCAGAGGTTCGACCTCGGCCAGGGGCTCAAAGGAGTTTATTGGGAATTCATTCTAATAAGCGAGGAAAGGCTTGAACTTGAAAAGATAAGTTTTGAGCCCATTGACCTCGGGAGGAAAGTATAATGGCAACTGACCCGCAAGTCTTCATCGATAACATAATCTCAAACGCACTCACGATAGCAAACGAGGCGTCAGCGAGCGTAACAGCAGCCGCTAACCAGATTCTTGCCCTTGTGGATGGGTCGAACTCGACAAGCCTCGGGGGAAGCCTTGCCTCTCTCAACATCTCTGCGATAGAGCCTGATATCCCCATGGTGGGTAATGTCGTTTCGAACTATGAAGCATTGCGTGACGCCTGGATTGCGATCCTCACAAATAAGTATGCCAATTTCTTTAACACCTATTACCCGCTTACCACTGACGCTTTCGACGAGGCTACGCAGAAGCTTGTCGACATGATAACCAATCAGGGCAACGGGCTTAATGCTTCGATAGAAAACCAGATATGGCAGCGAGGCCGTGACCGGGTAATAACAGACGGGCTCCGGGTAGAGAACCAGATATTGGGAAGTGAGGCGGCGAGAGGGATATCCAGGCCTGCAGGGGCCATGTCGATTCTTCTTAAACAGGCAAGGTTTGAGCAGGCGGCGAACAACGGTAAAGCTTCTATAGATATCAGCATACGACAGGCAGAGCTTGAGATAGAGCAGCTGAATTTTGCGATAGAAAACGCGATAAAATGCAGGAACCTTGGGCTGAGTGCGGCGGCCGATTATATCAGGACAATAGCAACGGCTCCGGAGGCCGCGATAAATGCAACTGAGATTGACCCTGCAGTTAGAGCGAAGATGATGGGGGCAACCGCAGACCTGTACCGGGCAAGGTTACAGCGTGACGATTTGGTGATGAGAACCGACATAGCGAACATGGGCAATTCTCTCGACAGGATAAAGCTTCTGGTCGATGAACGTTATCAGTCGATAGAACAAAAGGTAAGAGGGACAACGGCGGCGGCGAATGTTCTCGGCCAGCAATCATCTGCAGCACTCGCCTCTATGAACTCTGTCGCAAGCACGGCGACCAACGCATTCAGTTAAGGAGAAATACCATGGGCTTTGGAGCAGCGTATAACAGGGCGAGGAAGGAGAAGAAGAAGTTTGTTGAAGGAGGCAAGTCGGCTCAAGGGTTGCCGCCAACTGAATCGCTCGGCTACCAGGTTGGAAATATCGTGAACCAGGTTGAGAAAGCGGTCCCTTCCGGCGCACTGAGGAAACACGCGGCACAGCATAATCAGCCGTTGACGAAACCAGATGCCTCCGCCATACCGTCTAAACCGAAATACCCGGTAGTGAGTGGAGATAATGACCAGGTTGCTGCAGAGGGGCCGCAATACCCTGATGCCGAGATAGGCGGAAGCCCTGATAACCTTGCAGCTGGCAGGCCGCTTGACATGGTTGCTGTTGCACAGAGTGGTGTCAGCCATGAAGACGTTTCCAGAAATGCAGAGAACTTGGAGAACGCCAGGTTCTATCCATCCTCAGGGAAAGGAAATGCTGCAGGCAAGAAAAGCTACGGAGCAGTAAAGCCTTCAGTACCAAGGACCATCAGCGCCGGCAAGAAGTATGAAGTAGGAAATATGGACGTAACCTTTGACCCGTCAGTTCCCCAGGAGCAGCGTGAGGCTTTTATGCAGGATCCGGTCAGACCATCAGCGCAGATCGCCAGGAGAGGGGCGCGAAGATCATCCGGCAGAACGCTTATCCGGCCTGACTACAGCGGAAAAGGTGACAAAGGGGTCCGGTCCTTCGGTGATATCATGCGGAAGAAGCTGGAAATGGCAGAACAGAAGATGGACAACCGGACTGACCTCGTAGAACAGGGTGATAGGCGGCTCGACCTTGCAGAGAGAGGGGTTGATATCAATGAATTCAATGCGCTCGGAGAAGCCAACCAGAGAGAGCTTGAGGGGCAGAAGTTAGGAGAAGAAATCTCTGCTGCCAAGTATTCAAACGAGAGCAATAAGCGCAAGGCTGAGCTCGAGCAAGAATATATAAATCCAGAAACAACACCAGAGAGAAAGATCGAAATCAGAAGAGCATTGCTGGCCCTCGACAGGAAAGCACAGCCGAAATACAAGCTTGTGACCAACAAAGGCACCGACGAAAGAGGCTTCGCAACCTCAGAGTCGATCCTGGTAGATCCGGAGACAGGCCGGCAGTTCCGTGTTACCGGTGATGGCCCAGACGGGCAGGCACAGCCGTACCCCGGAGCAGAGAACAGAACGCCAAACACCCTGTATACAGACCCAAGGAGTGGCCGTGTCGGTCTTTGGACCGGAAAAGGTTGGATCGCCGTGAACGGATAATCTTTCACCGAAAGGACAAGAATGAAACTTCTTACTGACGAAGAGTTTTTCGGGCAAACCTCGTATCTCCCTGAGCAGGAAAAAAGCGAACAGGAACAACCTAAAAAAGGGTTCGGTATAAGAAGGAGTGTTCCCGATCAGCAGCAACAACCTCAGTCTTTATCGCCTAAGCCAGTTGATCAGCAGCCGGAGCAGGAACGGCAAGAGGACCAGGGGCAACGGTTGCTGTCAGATCAGGAGTTTTTCGGGTTTGATCCGGATGAACCTATGCCGGTACAGGAAAGGAGTCTGCCCGGGTGGGCCGGGTCCAAGCTTGCCCGGGGTGTTCATGGTGCCGTTGAAAGTGGGGTCCAGGCTCTCGACGTTGTTACCGGAGGCTCTGATATCACCACAAAGGCGAAGAACGCTCTTGCAGACATGCCGGAGCACATGAAGATTCTTCGACCGGATGTGTCGGAAGTTACCGGGGAAGAAGGATTCGTTAAGCGTGGAATCGGGGCCGGAATCGAATCTGCCCCGGAGAGTGCGGCTGTTCTCCCGTTTGCGTGGGCCGGCGCGAAGCTTGGGGCCATGACTGGCAACCCTCTTGCAGCGGTAGCAGGCGGTTTCTTGGGTGCCGGTGTCGGCCTGGTCGGGCTGTTCGGGTTGGGTACTTTCGGGAAACAGCGTGACGTTGCAAGGGAACAGGTCCGGAAGAAAAATCCGTACATGTCCGACGATGAAGTTGAACAGATCGCGACAAAGAACGGTCTTACTCATGCCTATGCAGAGGTGTTGGGAGAGGGAGCCGGAGATTTTGCTGCCGCTGTTATTTTTTCAAGGATCCCTGGTGGCAAATCTGCATATAAGGGCGGGAAGAAGATACTTAAAGAGCTCGTCAATCCAAACGCGATTAAGACCATAGCAAAGGGAATACTGAAGGATTCTCCTTTTGAGGTCGGTTCAGAAATGCTTACCTCTGCGGTCCAGTTCAAGGCAGACGAGGATGCCGGCATATCTCAAGGGACAATGCTTGAATCGATGGGTGAAGCGATTATCCCGGCACTGTTCCTGTCTACCGGGATGGGTGTTACCCTCGGTGGATATTCGGCATATCAGCGGCACAAAGCGTATCAGTCTCTCAATGAGGGATCGAGCAAGGAACGGGCAAAGGCTGTCGAGAAGATCGCCGGAGAGCTCGCGCAGGCAACTGACAAAAAGGTTGCCGGCGAATGGTACTCGGGCGCAATGGCTTATGTCGAAGCGGGACAGAATATCCCTCTTGATATCAACGTTTCAGAACTGGCGGCACGGAACGAGAATAAGGAAAAGACCGGGAACGAAGGTGCCGATGATTTCGAGAACAATGTCATTGCCCTGCAGCGGATGAACTTGCCAACCGATCAACTTCTCCGGTTGTTAGAGAACCCCAACGCCCTTAAAGAATCAGGGCTTGACCCGAATGTTATCAAGGCAGTTGTCGACAACCGGGAAGCAACAGAGGCCGCAATGGCCCAGGCAGGAGAGACAGGGCCTCCGCCAGGTGAAAGCTTCCCGGGAGAAGAGCAACCATCTAGCAAGGGGCCGGTATCAAAGGCCGCCGAAAAGGGACCTGAGCCGGCAGGGATATCAGCAGGGGCAACTATTCCCGGGCGTGGTGGTTTCGGTAACATGGGCAGAGGCGGAAGCGGCGGAACACTGTCAGGAATAGTCTCCAATGCACGGCTTAACAGATACAACCCCGATGTACCTGAAACTCCTCCTTCTGTCATAGAGCAGCCAAGCCTACCCACTGGTTCACAGGAACAGGTAGGTGAGTTACCGGAAAACCCGCCCACTGGTTCACAGGAACCCTCCCCCCAGAAAGAACCAACCATCAGGACGGTTGACAACCCTGATTCGATTGTTGCCGGCCAGGAGATAGAAACAGAACCGAGCGATCCGCAGAAGGAAGCCGGGAATTATAAGAAGCCGAAAAAGCGTGTTGATGGGTTTGTTGCCACTATCGAGAATGAAGCAGGATCCACGCGAACCGGGAAGGACGAGGCTGGAAACGAGTGGTCAACGGAGATGAAGAACGACTATGGATATCTCCGCGGGACCAAAGGGTATGACAAAGACCACCTGGACGCCTTTTTCTCTCATGGATATGACGGCGGGGCCAGTAACGTTTACATCGTAAATCAGTATAACAAGGACGGGTCCTTCGATGAGCACAAGGTTGTTTTCGGTGTTAACTCTGAAGAAGAGGCGTTGAAACTCTACAACGACAATTATGAAAAGGGATGGAACCAAGGCAAGTCTGTTGTCAGGATGAACATGTTTGATTTCAAGAGATGGGCAAAATCAGACAGGCCGAGCGAAGGTGCGGTAAACGGCAAGACTGACGCAGATTTCAGGGAGGAATATTTGCGGTGGTTGGAGGGCGGGAAGAAAGGCGAGAAACCGGCCAAACCGTCAAGGAATGACGATGATCTGCAAGCAAGTTTAGAAGCAAAGCTGGACGTTGACTATAACGCCAGAGGGCAGAGAGCATCCGGCCCTCCGTTGAAGATGACCACCTTCGAAACCGGGAAAGGGAATAAAAGGATAGCAGTTACCGGCGACACCCAGAAGCACAAAACCATCCTTAAAGCATTGGGTGGAAGATGGAACCGATCGTATAAAGCCTGGACATTCCCGGAGAGTAAGCGGGGAGTTCTTGAAAGTGAGCTCGGTGATTTGCTGTCTCCTGGTGATGAACAGCTTGAAAGTGCTACCCCTACAGAGAAGCAACCAGCTGGCAACGCCAGTACCCCCCCACAGGGAGAGCCTGAAAAAACGCCTGCAGGAGAGGATAAGGAAAATGAGTCCCATGGTAATTCGGGTAACAAATCTGATACTCCAATCGGGAAAAACCAGAACGGCCAGGACGTTTATGAAGACGAGAACGGCGTCAGGTCTTATGTTGAAAGTGGGGTAGAGATTACGCAACCTGTTTCTGTTGTTCCCGGTGGTGCTTCTCAGAAAGATAGCCTCCAGGATCTTTATGATAAACGAAGGACTGAATATCTGACAGCTGAAGAAGTTGAAGAGTTTCAAAACGCGACCCGGAACCAATCTGGAGAAGAGGAACAGACAGAGCCTGCTTTAACCGAGCCGCAGGAAGAGACTACTCCGGAACCTGAGCCTGAGCAAGAGGAAACTCTTTCGACCGAAGATCAGATAAAGCAGCTTTCTGATGATGACATTACCGGGTTGTTCGATGAGGTTGATCAGGAGCAGGGGATTGTTCGGGAACCTGAACCAAAACCAGAGCCGAAGCCAGAGCAGAAACCTGAAAAAACCGCGGCAGACATAACGAAAGAGGGCGGAATTGCCGCAATCGACGCGGTAAAAGATGCGGTCAAGGGGCTGTCTGAACTATTCGGGGATCCAAATACCCTACGGTCCGGGCCTGCTTTCGATGAAGAAACGTATCGCAAGGCAAAGCCTCATTTCGTATCGGCCTGGAACAATGTCAAGAATGTTGGATATTCGGTAAAGGAATTAATCTCCTACTTCTATGAGCAGTTCGGTTCTGCAATCCGGCCATATCTCGAACGGTTCATGAAAGATGTGCGCGACGGGAACCTTGATGTAGTTGAGGAAGAGGCAAACGGTAACGAGCTCGCGGAACCGGCAGAAAACGTCGAGCTCCCGGAAGACCACAAAGAACAGGTTATAGCCTTCTCCGACTTTTTCCATGACGAGTTTTCAAGAAACGGATGGGATTATTCCAGTATCACCCAGGCCAGGAACGCGGTAGCCAGCCACTTTAATATCAAGGAAAAAGATCGGGGTGAATTCCGGAAAGCGGTTGACGAGGCTATCGAGTATGCCATTGTCAAGATCAGCCGGCAGATGATGATTACCGCAGACGGGGCGAACCTTACCTATAAGCAGACATTTGACAGGTTCGTTCAGCTTTATGAATCTCAGCCGAGATTAGGGACGAGAACATCGGACTCCGTAAGGAACCAGGCTTTCTCTACTCCGGCACCTATCGCCTATCTTGTAAACGGCGCAGTTGGTATGCACCCGGGAATGACCAGCACAGTTTTCGAGCCAACTGCCGGGACCGGCATGTTGTTAATCGGGGCAAATCCGAATTATGTGGTGGCAAACGAGCTCGACCCGTTACGTGCGGCAATCCTGAGAGATCAGGGGCTTTCTCATGTAATGAGCGATGACGCCATGAATATAGGGACCTCTACTCCCGCTGATATCATCGTCACCAATCCTCCTTTCGGGAAAGTGAAGAACGAAGACGGGACCGATAAGGTCTTCGAGATAGGAGGTTTTAAAACCACAGAGATAGATCAGGCAATTGTCTTGAAGTCCCTTGAGAATATGGCTGAAGACGGAAGGGCCGCACTGATCATAGGTGGTTTGAACAAGCAGATACCGGACGATGAAAGAGCCAAAAGATACGGGGCCAGAGCAAAGAAAAAGTTTTTCCGGGAACTGTACGATAAGTACAATGTGATTGACCATTTTACCGTTGCCGGAGAATTATACGAAAAACAGGGTGCAGGATGGCCAATCGACATTATATTTATATCAGGTAAGGGGCAATCATCTAAGGCAACGCCTGATTTCGTGGCACCACCGATATACAGAACCTTTGATGAATTAGGAGGGCAAATTGAAAGGATCGAGACTGAAGAAGAAACCAATTTTGGCGTGGATGCAACCAGGGAGCAGCAAGACGCAGCAACTCCTGTCCGTGGTCCTCGTACCGTTGCAACCGGGAATACCTTTCTCCCTGAAGACTCAGGTGGAACACCAACTGGCTGGCAAACTCAACAGACTCCTGACGAAAGCCCTGGAGACAGAGCCGGGAGCGAGGGGGGATCTGACGGAACGCCTGCGGCTGATGGGACTCCTTCCATACGAGGCAGCAGACCCGGATCTTCCACAGAGGGAACTGGTAACACAATTGACGGAAGGGAACCCGGAACTTCGGAGTTGGCTCCGGATCGAGTCGAAGGGGGAGAAGGAGCCGAAGGAGATACCGGGAGCCAGGGAACTGTACGAGACAATGACAATGTATCAGTGGCTGGAAGCTCTGGAAAGCAGGGTGGAAGGGAGGTCATAGCATCCGAGGGGCAGGCCCACTATGCCCCGTCAAGTAGTAGCGGCCAAATCGGTACGCTTACCCCACAGAATATGTCAAAACCCATCTCCGAAGCCCTCGAAAGGCTTGCGGAGAAACATGGGAGCGTTGACAACTTCGTCCAGAAAAAACTTGAATACAAATCCAAGAAAGAACTTTATGAGGCGTTTTCTGCAGAGCAGATAGACGCTGTTGCCCTGGCCCTGGATAACCTTGAGAACGAGAACGGGTTTATTCTGGGTGATCAGACAGGTATCGGTAAAGGCCGGGTTGTTGCCTCAATGATCAGGTATGCGACCCTGCAGGGAAAGACTCCTGTGTTTATGACGGAGAAGCAGGGGCTTTATGCCGACATGTATCGTGACATGATTGATATCGGATTTGAACCGAGCATTGTCAACGATATCATGCAGACGAACAATACCAAGATCGTCCTGCACGAGAACGAAGAGAACGAGAAGGAAAGCGTTGTTCTCAATTCCCCAACCGGCTGGAACGCCACCCTTGGGGATCAGGTTGGTATGCCGAGAGTCGGCAAACACCAGAAGAAGATAGTCTTCACAACCTACGATCAGCTTAACGATCAGTTTCAGCCAAAAGGTATAGAAAACCCGGCACCGCGGCGTAGGTTCCTGCAGCAGCTTGTCCAGAACGAGAATGTTATCCTGATAATGGACGAGGCACATAACGCAGGCGGTTCAGGAGATTTATACAACCTGAAGCCGAATAGAAGAACCGGAATTGCCCCGCACCCAAGAGCTCTTTTCCTAAGACAAATAATTCCGGAAACAGACGGGGTTATTTATTCGTCTGCAACGTATGCAAAGAATCCTGACGTCATGGATCTTTACAGTGCAACCGATTTACGGCTCGGGGTTGGTGGCGATATCCAGGGGCTTGCCGAGGCTGTTGGACGAGGCGGTATTCCTTTCCAGCAGATTACCGCGGCAATGCTTTCGGAGTCAGGCCAGTACATCAGACGTGAACGGTCCTTTGACGGTGTTACTTATTCACCAGAGTTGACCGATGTAAATACCAGGATTGCTGAAGATGTATCAAGGGCAATGTCGGTTATCCGGCAGTTCGAGGACACAGTAATAACCCCGCTATATGAGGGTGATTCTGATATCAGGGTTAATACCGCAATGGGGGAATCCGGGCAGCAGGCCCAGAACTTCACGTCCCTCATGCACAATATTATCGGGCAGATGCTCCTTTCTCTAAAAGTGAAGCCTGCGGTAGAAAAGGCAATCAAGAAGCTTCAGGATGGTACAGCGGATAATGAACAGGTTGTCCTTACCGTTTCGAACACGATGGGTGCTTTCCTCGACAACTATGTGGACAATAAAGGGTTGATGGAGGGGGATGTCATCGAGGCAAGGTTTAACGATCTGCTTGAAAGATACCTCCACAATACCAGACTGTACATCACCGGAGAACGGGACGAGAAAGGAGATTTGATCAAGTATCACTTGACGGATGAAGAACTCGGGGAGGCTGGCGTTCAGGCATACGAGGCAGTAAGGGTCATGATAAATAGCCTTGACCTGTCAGAGCTTCCGGTATCACCTGTTGACTACATGCTCTATGAATTGAAGAAAGCGGGGTTCCCTGCCCTGGAAATTACCGGGCGGGACTTCACCATAGATTACTCAGAGCAACCACCCACGCTTTCAAGAAGGGATCCGAAGGACAGATCTGTAAACGGAAAGATTGAAACTATCAAAAACTATAACACCGGAAAAAACAGGGCAATTGTCCTGAACAGGTCGGGGTCTACGGGGATTTCCCTTCATGCCAGTGAACGTAACCCGCTGAAGGGGCAGGGCAAAAGGACAATGTATATTGTCCAGGCCGAAGTTGATATCAACGTTCACATGCAGATGTTGGGAAGAATCCACAGGACCGGTCAGGTTGTCACTCCTGATTATGTCCAGGTTGTTGCGAATATCCCGGCAGAGAGGAAGCCTGCTGCACTCCTGGTTGCAAAAATGGCAAGCCTGAACGCGAACACAACCGCTGATGCAGACTCGCTCTTTACCGATAAATCAACAGTCAACTTCCTCAATAAATATGGTGATAGGGTTGCAGCTGAAACCATGGCTGCGAATCCTGAGCTCAATACTATTCTTGGAAGCCCCTATAAAAGAGGGGAGAACAACAAACCGGCCAATATCGCTAACCTTGCCAAAAAAGTTACAGGCAGGCTTCCCCTGCTTCCGCTTGCCCAACAGGATCAGGTTTATGACGCCCTGGTTGAATCTTACAACGACCTGATTGCAGAGCTCGACGCAACCGGCAGAAACGACCTGGAAGCCAAAACCTTTGACCTCGATGCAAAAACAATAGAGAGGCAGGAGGTTCATCCGTCTACCGGCGAGAGCCCCTTCCAGGGGGCTGTCTTTGCCGAGAAGGTTGATATGAAACGGATAGGCAAGCCGTTCACCACTCAGGAATTAAAGGATCAGGTAGAGGAACACCAGGGAGAGGGGGAGGAAGAGGCAGAGGCAGCACTGGAAGCGTTTGAAACGTACCGCTTTGAATCGATTGAGGCGGCACAGAAGCGGATAGACGAGGCTGAAACCGATCTTGCGAGGGACGAAGCGGAACAGGCTATGGAGAGATTGCACGACAAACTCCGGCAAGACAAGTCTTCATTCGATTATTTCAATGATATGTTCCGGGTTGGTAATGTTATCGACCTTGATTTGAATATGGGTGATGGGGCTCCGGCTCTTGACGGTGTTATCGTTGGCAAGATGCAGAGAGGGAATCCAAGAAATCCGCTGGCGCTGTCAACATGGCGGGTGCGGGTGGCTGTCCCGGACGGTATCAGAGTGGTGAATCTTCCCTTCTCCAAGTTCGGAGTTGGGAGCCAGATGCAACCTGGGCGGGTCTATGCTTCTCTCAACAGGTGGGCAGAGCTTGAGGAAACAGCCAAGCAGTTTGACGAAGCTCTCTCTGTCAGCAGGGAAGAACGGTGGATCATTACAGGGAACTTGTTTACCGGGTATGCAACGTTCCGGGAAAGCAACGGTAGGATAATGGTCTTTACCCGGGAAGACGGGACCACAGAGCAGGGTGTCCTCATGCCTCCGTCATTCGACCCTCAAGTAGCAATTGACTCTACCCCTGTTGCCTTTGAAACTGCAGATCAGGCACTGGAGTATATGCGGGTGGTCGGGAATTCAATAGTCAATCTCAGGCTTCCCGGTGATCTGAGGCTCGTCCATAACGCCAACGCGGGGCAATACCTTGTTGCAACCTCAAAAGCCGTATCAAAGGCAGGAAGGTTCTTCCGTGATGATAGCAGGCTCTTAGGAATTACCGGGTCTTTCACGTCCCTTGGTAACAATATGGTGACGGACCCGCTCACGGAGAAACAGGTCAGGGATGTGTTTGACCTTTTCAGGAGCAGGAATAACACATGGTTTGCCAATACCGAAACAGCAGTAGCGCGGGAAATTGTCTACGGTTCCAGCGAAGATAATACTGATGCTCAGATGTCTGTTGGAGAACAGGAGATATCCAATCCAGCAGATATCCGGGCAGAACTCCGAAAGGCAAAAGGCAGGCGGGTTTCAAGAGAGTTGATAAGTGGATCCAGGATTAAGGTTATCCCCTTGGAGCAGGCACGATCGATGCTCGGCTCAAAGATAAAGCCGAAGACACAGGGCTTTTCTCTCGACGGGACCATATATTTAATCGAGGGCAGAATTGCGAAGGGGCATGTCTGGAACACTCTCCTTCACGAGCTTGGTTCTCACCAGCACCTTGAATCTGTTTTTACCGGGAAATCATGGGACCGGATAGCCGGCATGATGGATCGGTTTGAGGGGATGGACAATGAGACAGGAGAGGCAGTCAGGGCAGCAAAGAGGCGGATTCCAGAGAGCACTCCCGCTGAGAGTAGAAATAAGGAATGGGTTGCGTATTATCTGGAAAATAACGCCAACCGGGAGCAGACCCTTTGGAAGCGGATTATTTCCGCAATTAAGAAAGCACTGGTTAAGATGGGCTTCTCCCCGAAGATGGTGGGATTCTCTCCTGACGATCTGGTAACGATTGCAACAACGGCACTCAGGACCGGCAGGGTGGAAACGGCCAAGGCCGGCAATGCCTTTTCCGGGCTCGGCACTGAAATGTGGTATTCACGCCTGCAGGAGACAATAGCAGTTAAGGGGCCGAAGTCTGCGCCGGCCGCACAGTGGTTAAGCACCATTTCCTCATGGAAAAAGAAGGGAACACTTCCTGAACCTGTGCAGGAAGAGCTTGAATGGACCGGCCTTGAAGAGTGGATAAAGGGGCAAGACGGAAAGGTATCGAGGGATAAAGTCATCGATTTCCTGACAAGCAACGGCGTCCAGGTGCGGGAGGTTGTCAAGAGGAACCCGGCGAAAACGAGAGCCAGGTTTGAAGCAATGGACTCCGAGCAGCTGCAGCAAGCATACAAGAACATGTTTGACACGGACCCGGTAGAGGAAGGGATTACCGAAGATGACATGATTGAATCCCTGGTCATGGCAACCGAAACCCCGGACCCGTTTACCAAGTCCCCCAATGCGGCAAGGTATCACGCATACCAGCTTCCCGGTGGTGATCGGTACAAGGAGTTGCTGATAATTTTGCCGCGCAGACGGATCAATCCTTTGCCTAGAAAGCTTTCGAATAAAGATGCACGAGAGTTAATAAGGCGTGGTGGGGCTGTAACCATAGAGAGGGACGGAATATTCTTTAAAAACATTGTTGATATTGGTGCCTTTGAATCAATAGATTTTAATGACGTTGATATCACACTAAAGGAATACGACAGGCCGGAGTATGCCAGAGAATATACCTCTTCTCATTGGGATGAGTCTAACGTCCTAGCTCACATCAGGTTCAACGAGCGCACCGGTCCGAATGGAGAGCGGGTTCTTTTTATAGAGGAAGTCCAGAGCGACTGGCACCAGGGGGGAAGAAAGGAGGGATATGAAAGTGATAACTTGAGCGCCAAAGAGCAGCTTCGCAGGAGAGCAACCGAGGTAGTAAACAAAATGAAGGCTCTCGATGGGGAAGCTGTACAAATAAGGAAGGATCATGGAGATTTTATAGAATCATACCCAAAAGACGTGACCGACCGTGCTAGAGAAATACAGCAAAGGAAAGATGAATCAAGTAGAGAGCTTGATGATATCACAAGAGAATTAAAAAAATCAGCAAACAATCCAGGCGTCCCAGACGCCCCCTTCAAGAAGTCATGGCCGATGCTGACCATGAAACGCATGATTCGCTATGCGGCAGAAAATGGATTTGACCGGATTGCTTGGGCTTCCGGTGAGCAGCAGGTGAACAGATACGATCTTTCTAAGCGTATAGACAGCATCCATTACGAGAAGGACGAGGACGGGACCTATGGGCTTATTGTATATGGTAATGATTTTGAGCCAATAGGCGAACAGGACGGAATGACCATCGAGGAAATCGAGGTGTATCTCGGGAAGGAAATCGCCCAGAAAATAGAGAACGGAGAAGGTGAAGACCGAAAAGGCGCACCATATCGACAGTGGAAGATACTGAAAGGTCTTGACCTCAAGGTGGGCGGCGAAGGCATGAAATCGTTTTATGACAAGATGCTTCCTTCTCAGGTCGGAAAGTTTATCAAGAAGTTCGGGGCGAAGGTTGAGCCGGTAGATATGTCAGGGGAAAAGTTTTACTTTTGGGAAGTTGGGGAAGGAGATGATCTGCAGAGCACAGATATATGGGAGGAAGACGGTGGGTGGACGGCTTCTCTTAACCTCGGCGGGATATCATTTAACGAATGGTTCGAAACCAAGAAGGAAGCAGAGGAATATATTGCAGCAGCAATAGAACATTATGAGGGCAAAGCAGAAGGGGCAGCAACAGTAGATACCCAACTCTCTTTCCCCATCACCGACAAGATGCGCGACTCTGCACTCGGCCAGGGTGTGCCGTTATTCTCGGTAGCAGAAGGAATCTTTGACGAGCATGAGCTTGAATCCATGCAGGCGTACTTTGCCGCGAAGAGGAAGCGGAAACGGGCAGACATGAGCCCACTTGAAAAGGTGTTCTCTTCTTTTGAATATATCGCCCGGAGACATGCCGCTCCATGGAAAGCATTTCAGGCACAGGTTGCACGGCGCGACCAGAAACACCAGCTTGAGGAAATCATGCTCGGAGACAACCTGGACGATCAGGGCCGGGTGGTAATGGAAGGGTTTACCACTTTCATGCAGCGAGCGAAGAAAGAATTTTCCGGAGATTACGAAACAGCAAAAGATTATATCCTGGAAGCAGATAAGTCCGGCGAGGCATACGGGGTCAAGCGTGGGTACGGTTTCAAGGTTACTGGTCCCGGTGGTGCGATAGTTGGCTACTTCCCGATAGAAGCAGACGCCTACGAGGCAATCAAGGAATACCGGGAAAAATCTAACGACAACCTCACCATGGATGATTTCAACATAGAGAACAGCATTGAATGGTGGGAAGTACGCGGTCCGGACGGGTCAATGATTGACACGAAGGAAAACGAGGCCGATGCCGTTGATCTGATGATTGACCAGGAATCTACAGATCTGAGGACCGATGGATATTCTGACGAGGCAGTCGAGATAGTAAAGCGTTTCCGGGTAATGACCAATACCGCGTTTGATTTCATGATAGGCGATATGCGGAGAGTGCAGGAAGAAGCCGAAGCGCTCGGCCTGCAGGAGCCCACAGTGGAGGCGCTGGACGAATCGAAACGATGGGTACTGTTCAGTGTCGACGGGAAGGTGCAGGGCGAATTTGCCACAGAGAACGATGCAAAATGGCTCAGAACCGAGCTTGCAAAGAAAGACTCCGGAAGGGTGAAGCTGAAGGTGGGCCGGCGCACTGACGACCAAATCAGGAAACAGGTTTCTCTCTCGGAAGCGATTGCCATGATGGGAGATTTAAGAGGTTCGTACTTCCCGAGACAAAGGAAACCTGGTGCGGTTGCCCTCATGATGCAGAACCAGGACGGAGACAAGATTAGAGAGCACTTTGACCTCTACCTTCCTGACGTAAAGTATGAGGATATCGATACCGGAGAAGAGAAAGAGCGGCCTTTTATCTCGGCACTGAGAAAGAAATTCAACCTGGCAACCGGCTATATCCCTTTTGTCGATACCATGGAGAAGCGGATTAAAGAGCTCGAAAGCCAGGGGTATGAGGTTGTGGCAATAGATAAAGACAACAAGATGCCCGAGACTGTCTTTGATGTTGCGAAGCTGATTACCTCCGTTGACTCCATGTTGCAGCAGGCAAAGGAGAACAACAAAGAGGACCTTTCAGGAGAGAATCAGAGAGTAGCCTTGGAGCTCAATAAACTGATGACTGCCGGAGTTGCCGATATCTTCAAACAGCGCGGATATCTTTCCTCGAGGATGAAACGATCTGAATCATACTGGCGCGGATTCGAGGAAGATTTACTTCAGGCAGGCGTCCAATATGCGAAGGGTGTTGCCGGTGGTATCGCCAAAAAAGAAGCGGCCAGGAAGATGACAGCTGCTATTCTCGGGCGTGATGTTTCCTTTGCAGATTGGCAGGAAGAGAATCCGGAAGGGACCATCGGCCAATACGAGAGAGAAGTAAGAGAGAAGAGGTTGGACCCGAATGAACAGCCGAGGCTCTACGAGGAAACAATGTCGTGGATGCGAGAAGTCCTGAGGAATGAGGAACAGGCCGACAGGATCCTTGGAACAATCAAGGGCCTTGCCGTTATGAAGTTTCTCGGTTTTCGGGTATCCTCCGCGGTTGTCAACATGACAAACATGCTGCAGGCGGTTCCGGCAACAATCTCCGCGTATGGCGGCGGGAAACTCCACTCTTCTCTCGATGCGGTCAGGAATGCCGCCGTGCAATATGGGAAGTACAGGACCGGCCAGGGCCGGTTATCGAATGAGGACCGGGCGGTTTTCCTGGAAATATCAAACCGCGGTTGGGACGAGGCACAGTTCAACCACGAGAACGCAGCAATCCTGCAGAGCAAACTAGGAAGGAACTGGAACAATGTTGCCAGGTTTTCAATGTATATGTTCGGCGCAGTTGAGAAAGCAAACCGCGCTACCACCATATTTGCCGCCTATAAGCAGTTAAAGAAGAACAATCCTGACATGTCGCATGAAGCACTGATGGACAAGGCGAAACTGGTAAGCGATCGAGCTCACGGAATATACGGAAAAACGACCCTGCCGGCATGGGCCAGGGGCCAGTATAACCCGCTGAAGCTCACCTATACTTTCCAGAAATTCTCTCACAACTATATCCTGAATATGATCGGGATGGGATTGAAAGGAAAGCATGCAGAGGCCGCATACATGATGATATCGCCTGCGATACTGGCCGGCGCCGGGGCAAGCATGCTTACCCCAATAATTGCGAGCATCCTCCCCGGGGACGATCCGGAAGAGGACATGTACAAATGGGCCGAAAGCTTCTTCGGCACAGATCGATATCTACGTCATGGGCTGGCCGGAACCTTTGGTGTCAACCTGAAAGGATCTTTGCAGCTTAACAATCCGATGCCCCGCAATCTTCAGGAAGTTCTTGGAGCTCCGGCCGCAATTTATACCGATACGGCCAGGGCCATGAAATATTATCGGAAAGGAGAGCTTTACAAAGGGAGCGAAGCATTACTCCCAACCGGCATTGGATCGGTTCTAAAAGCGGTAAGGGAGGGTACAGAAGGAATTACCACAGGCTCGTACAGTCCGGTATACGATGGGAACGAGGTCCTGAAGGCTCGGCCTATAGAGCAAATTGCTCGAGCATTGGCCTTTAACCCGTCGAGGATATCAGGGATAAGAGAACGTCAATGGAGAGAAAAGGTGGTTGCCGCCAAGTATGCCAGGAGGAAAGCAGAGCTCACCGAAAAGTTGAAGAGATTTTATCTCTACGGCAAAGGGGATTTCGACCAGTTAAACCAAGAATGGATAAAATATAACGAGACAATAATCGGGCTGAAACGTCCTGAATATTTAAACCTCATGCTTACACCCAGGGGGCTACAATCCGCGTTAATAAGGGCTTTGCGTCCACCCAGGAGGGAGCGTTTAAAAGCGGCAATGGCCTCATAAAACAAAAAACAATTGGCATTAACAATTGTATGTGTGGTAAGCTGTAGAAAATCATAGACCCGAAACTTAGATTTACCCCGCGATAAAGCGGTTTCTTGAACTAGGCTCGGAGAGACAAAGGTTGTTTTTTACAATCTCGTTTCTCCGAGCCTTTTTTTTTGGAGAAAAAGACATGGCAACAACAATCAAAAAAATAATCCTGCCACAGGATGCAGGACTCGACAAGATGCAACTTATTACGGTCACAGAGGGATGTGTAAATCTCGATTCCGATGATGACCCTATATATGAGGCGAATGCGATTCATTGTGTTGAGGATGGGTCGGTTATCTTTAATTACACTACAGGCAACTCAGATACTGTCGCGATGGTAGCCGGTGACGATCTTGGGGTAGGTGCTGATGTCGTATCATTGACGCTTAGCACAGGGAAATACATCATAAATTAAGCCATGTTTAATTTCGGACTTATCGGGAAAAAGCAAGGTCTTCCATTTGCAGACCTCTTCCTCTACTCCAAGGGTGTTGTTGGAGGTTCATACTATCTCGTTGAAATAGTCAACGAGTACAACCTCCCAATCAACTCAGGAGAATCAGGGCCGTTATATAAAATGGCGTTTTCCTTTCCGGATAACGCTACCATGCGAACTCTCGACACGAACCTCGGGGGGGATGTCCTGTTCGATAGTACCGACAGCATGGCTCCGTTCGTCCGTACCTGGCAGGAATGGATGGACCTTGCCGTGATGAATGTTGGTTATTTATTCATGGGCGAGGCCGGGATAGCTGCATATACCTCAGATCAAACAGCCAATGCTGATAAGATAAAACGTGCGATCAGGGCATACGGTGATACCCCGGCACAATTCACCTTCACTGACTATTCTGATGTTGAGCTTTCTACTTCAACTGAATCCGCAGCGATAACCATAACGAATATTGGACTGACAACCGATATCTCCATTGTCAGCGGCGAATATGAAATAAATGATTCCGGAACCTGGACGAGTGCTGCCGGGACCGTAACCGTATATGACACGGTGAAAGTCAGAGCTACCAGTTCTGGAAGTTATGAAACCGGAGTTGCCGTTACTCTGACGGTTGGTGGTGTAAGTGATACCTTCACGATTACCACCAGGGAAGCTGTTACAACTCCTGATGCATTCAGTTTCACTGACCAGACAGACATTGAGCCGTCTACCCTAACTGAATCAGATGCGATTACCGTTACCGGCATCGAGGCTGACGCCGCTATTTCAATTACAGGTGGTGAGTACGAGATAAACGATTCGGGTACATGGTTGACCGAAGCAGGAACAGTTTCCCTCAACGATACAGTAAAGGTCAGACAAACATCTTCTTCTGGTTACGAAACCGAAACAACTGCAACCCTTACCATCGACAGCGTATCAGACGATTTTAGCCTAATAACCAGGGCGATTGATACCACTCCCGCAGCGTTCAGTTTTACTGATGCCACCAACGTAGAGCTTTCCACCCTCACAGAATCGGACGCAATTACCGCATCTGATTTTGATGGTTCATTGTCATTTACAGTTACTGGTGGGGAAGCAGAAAAGAATGGTTCTGGGGTATGGGCTTCATCTGGAACGGTGGTTGATGGTGATACTGTGATAGTCAGAGATACCAGTTCTTCTGAATATGAAACAACGGTTGGAGTGACATTGAACATCAATGGGGTGTCTGACACCTTTACGATTACGACAAAATCGGAAGCTGAGACGGATATGATTCTGTCTATAAAAACCGACAATACAGGGACTACCGGTTCAACCGAGATTGGCCTCCCACTCGCTGGAACATTTGATATTGATTGGGGCGATGGAAACTCAGAAACAATCACCAACGCTGTCGTCGGGACTTTAACTGAGCACGATTATGGCGTTGGCAACGCAGGAACTTACACTGTACGCATTGGCAGTGGATGCACTCAAATAAAATTCAATGCAACTGGAGATTATTTAAAATTACTTGCAGTAACAAATTTAGGTACTACTGGACTAACAACCTTGGAATACGCTTTCTATGGTTGCTACAACATGACTTCATTTGTTGCCGGTAATTCTGACACCTCTCTTGTTACATCACTTTACTACTTTCTTAGATATTGTACCGGAGCAACAGAAATAGATTTATCTGGGATGGATACTTCTGGTGTTACCACTGCAAGACAATCCATGGATCACTGCTACTTAGTTACAGAGATTGATATATCAGGTCTTGATTGGTCAGCATGTACAACCATGAGGGGGATGTTTTATGGCAACTCGGCTATGACATCACTTGGTGATGTTTCTGACATTGACTTATCTGGTTTAAATGGTGCTGATGCCTCCGTTATGCAAGATTTTGCATATGGGTGTGCGTTAACTGAATCGGAGGTAGATGCTGTTTTGTACGCATGTACTCAAAGTGGAAAGACAGGGATTTCCCTTGACCTTGATGGAGGCACGATGGCACCTCCGAGCGCGACAGGCGATGGATATGTTACCACTTTAACGGGCGACTCTTGGGTCGTATCGGTGAATTCATGACAATAACAAAGGCAGGAACAGACGCTCAAGGGCGTGTCAAGTCAGTAGGCGATAAATGGCGGATAGTGGTTTTTCCGGGTGAGGAAAATTACCTGAAACGGGGTGCCATAAACTCTATCACCTATTCAAACAAAGAGATTGTGGAACTCCCACCTGAAACCCTAGAAAGTGACGCAACAGCAGAAGATGCCAAGCAAGTAATTGATGATATGGTCCTCGCCTCCGAGCTTACAGAGGACGAACTGTCCGCAATACTGTCGCTATATCCGGTATGGGAAGTTGGCGAATCACTTATAGTAGATGATCTGCGGGTGTACGACAGTACTCTTTACAAAGTCGTACAGGCACATACAACACAAGCAGATTGGACTCCTGATATAACTCCTGCGATGTTTACTGAGGTCCCACCTGCTGGTGTAATTCCTGAGTGGGTACAACCGACAGGAGCGCAGGACGCATACAATACCGGGGATCAAGTACAGCATGACGGATATATCTGGACAAGTGATATTGATGCAAATGTTTGGGAGCCTGGAGTTTATGGGTGGACGCAAGGAGATGCAGTCTAAGAATACTCAGTTATTAGGGATGAGATATGGCTCTTGACACCAGGACACTCACAAACTCAGGATCTCCGCTTTATAACCCTGGCGGAGTAGTTGTCTCTAGCGGCACCATAAAGTTCACGCTTGTTGACAAAAACAATGACCCGGTTGACGTTTGGGACGCAACCACGTTTGAAAGGATAGCGGGTCCTGTCAATGCAAGCATAGACAGCAATGGTGAGTTTAGTGTTGACCTCTGGCCGAATTCGAGGGGCAACCATACAACTTATTACCTATGCGAAATCGTCGGCAGCAATGATTTTGAGAAATTCAAGGGGCAGATCCCAGACGGAGATACGGACCTTCAGTGGATCGATTTCTATGCTGGCGGGGAAACGCTGGAGGGAAACGACGTTGACCTTCTCAGCATACACCAGGGGCTCGTTAATGCTCACGGCCGTTCAATTACCGCATCTGTCACCTATACAGTCGGCTCCGGAGGTGATTACGCTACTCTCAACGCGGCCCTTGCTGATCTCAGTTACAAAAGGCCAATATACTCTACTGCTGGAGTAGGTGTCACACTCAATATTCTTTCCGGAACAACAATATCAGAGCAGATACTTGCCCGTAATGTTGATTTAAGCTGGATAACTATTACTTCTGTTGATGCGACCGTCACTGTTACGAGGTCTGCTCTTACCGAAAAGTTTGCACTCAGTGGTACTCCGGCGTATTACCCTTTTATTGGCGGGGCAAATGCAAAACTTCCTAAGATAAGTACATATTTTATTTTTGATTCTTCCGGAACCTCTACAACAAAAGTCGCGCTCTATGTTGACGGGCCGGGATCTTCGATTGTTATTGATGAAAATTGTGGAGTTAGTGGGGAGTCATCACAACTTTCATTGGGGCTGTACGCCATTAACGGGGCTAATGTTTCGGCGGCTGGTGGAATTATTAAGGACTTTATAACTGCTAATATTACTGCTGCATCAAACTCAAGAGTTACAGCCAGTTCAGCAACTCTTACCGGGGCTACATCTTATGGAGTCAGGGCATTAAGTGGGGCATATTTATATATATTTGGATCAAATTGTCAGAAAGGGGCATCTCCAGATTTAGGAGATATTGTAGTCACGAGTGGGGGCATTATATCAGCGGCTTTTTCGACCGGAGGGGTTTCGCAGACAGCCAATACTATAACCTCAGAAGGGATAATTTTCAAATAGGTGACGCAATATGTTCGGATGGCTGGCAAAAATACTTGGGGCAAAGAAGGATAACGACTCTGATGTGTTGTCCATGAGCCAAATAGAGATAAAGAGGCTGATGTGCAATTACGATATAGTTGACAATCCCGCTTTTATCCATATCGAGAGCGCAAGATTTATCATCCCCGAATACGATGCGGCTTGCAGGAAGGTAAGAACATTCGACTCAGGATCTTTGACGTATGCAAACAATTTCAGGTGTGTGCATTTTGCGAGAAAACTGGCGGCATATCTGGCCGGCACGGGTTGGGCGGTTGGACTACTTACTGTTGACATAGGCAATGGCGCATATCACGAACTTGTATCGGTGGTAGTATCGGTAAAAGGGAAGCCCTTGGTCTTTTATTTCGATGCCCAAACAAGGGGACAGTATCACAAAACCTTTAAAATTTTATGGGGAGATGTCGCATGAAATGGATATTGCCAGTCGTTCTAATCATTGCTCTGTCCGGCTGCAGCGGGAAAATGGGCACGAGGACTATCAACTACGCCAGCGACGGGAAAACTGTAACCTCTGAGGTATACAACGTCGAAGCCGGCGAGCTTGCTGATATCGAGGCTTCTAAGGCTGTCATTGAGTGCCAAAAGAGAATGAGCTCTCTTGAAACGGCGAGATATAACAATCTCACTGACCCAAAAGACATTGCCCTCTTGACCTCGATTGACGGGCTGGTGAAAGGCCAGGTGGGTTACAAGGATCCCTGTGCCCAACTTCGTACCCACATCGACGAAGAGATTGCTGAATCAAAAATGTGGAGCATTGGTTTTACCGGGTTCTGGGAAACCACGAAGACACTCGGCCTGGGGTACTTCGGATATAAGTCTTTCGATAGCCTGGTGGGGGCCCTGTCAGGAGCCGGGGCCAGTTATCTGCTTGATACTGGCGGCGGCGATCTGTCGCTTAATGACTCCCTTAATTCTGCATCTTTCGGGGATATTGACGGGAGTACCTTGGGCGCTGTTCTTGGCGACGGTGGATCGTCGTTTTATGAAGAGATGAACCTTGAATACTTGACCGAATGGGGAGGGGGCACATGAATCGTGATCTCAAAGTGTTTTTGACAATGGCTACTCTCTGTGTGCTTCTGGCTATATGCGGATGGTGGTTGCCAGGCTGCAGCAAACTCGGGAATGTGGGGATTTTCACCATGCAAGCAAGTGTCCTGTCGGACGAGGTTCTTGATTTAGAGGATGCGGTGCTGCAGGCATCAGAATCACTTACCCCTGACGAGCAGGCCGTAATCAGGATGTCGGTTCAGTCAATTAAGTTGATCGCTCAAGAGGCGCGAAGGTTCGAGACAGTTGAGGATTATACCAAACTTGATCTATCAAATATGAACCGGCAATACGAGCGGGTCAAGGACGACCTCCTTACTATCAAGGAACACATCTATGATCGCAAGGAGGTATGGGCAACCATTCCCCTTGCAGATCGACGGGCCCTAACCGACTTCTGGGATAAGGCGGCAGACCTTTCTAAGGAAATTGACGATTTTAAAGACGACCCGGACACGGCCCACGCTTTACAGGTTGCCGCCAAGATAACGGCATACGGGACATTGGCAACGAAGATATTGATCAAGGTTGCCCCTGCTATTCTTGAGAGTATTTAAAGGGGTGCGGCCATGACAAATAGAAGCCTTCAAGGAACTCCACGGAAGACCAACGATGAAAAAATGGATCGTAGTTTTGTTGTGGGCCGCATTGTTGTACAAGGTCTTATGTGGGGCGTCCCGTCTATTTTACTCGTTCTGGTTCTCGTTCTAGGATTTATAAATGAGCGAATAGATAAGGTTGAAGCGAAACAGGACCAGGATGGTTGTGCGATCGTGAGGGTAGAAAAGGCTACAGACAACATAGAGTACAACCTTAAAAGGCTATTTGAGAAAGAAGGGTTGAGGTATTTTGAGCAAAGGAGAGATAAGTGAATAGGCTGAAATCCCGTAAATTCTGGATCGTGGCTGTTATCGTCGGAGCCTGGACGGTTAAGTATCTCGGGCTTGATTTCTGGGTTCCTTCTCCCGACGAATTAAAAGGAGCAACGGCCATAGTTGAAGAAATCAAGAACGCAAATTTAAGCAACCTTCCGGCCCTTGTCGGCGGGATATATGTCTTTGTTCAGGGATATTTAGACCGGAGGAAATAATTATGGGTATTCCCGAGCCAGTTGTGCAATTCCTCGAGATAAATACTTTCGGCAAGCCCTGGTATCTGCAGCTATGGATTGCCATAACAGCGGAGCTCCGGGTCAGATTTATTAATGATTGGAAGATAACCCTGGCAGACGGTATGGAGATAATGATTCCTGCCGGAGAGGTCACTGACGGGTCCAGCATCCCGAGACTGTTCAGGTGGTTGGTGAGGAAATTCGGTGTTCTCCGCAAGGGAGCATATATCCACGACTATGGATTCAAGTACGGATATCTCAAAAACCACAAAGGGGAGCTTATTTTCCGTGGAAGGAATATGGTTTTTTTTAACTCCATCATGGAAACGGTCAACAATGAAACAAACGGCATGACCAGACTCAACAAGGCAATCAGGAAGGTTCTTGACTGGTTTGGCTCGAAGGCCTGGGACAGATACCGAAAGGAAGGTCCTTACGCATACGGGCGGTTCATGTAATGGGAGACTTGAGCACCAATTTCAGCAGATGGGAGTTTTCCTGCAAATGCGGGTGTGGCTACAATACCGTTGATGCCGAATTACTCACGGTCCTGCAATGGCTCAGATATGAAACCAAGACGCCCATCACGATTAATTCCGGATGCCGTTGTGTCGAGCACAACGAGGTCGTGCAAAAAGAATCAAATAAGCATTACATTCCTTACTCTTCAAAGTCTCAGCACATGCTCGGGCGAGCAGCTGATATTGTTGTAGTAGGTGTGGATCCGGAAGAAGTATACAATCTGATCAACAAGTATTTCCCCTCCAGGCTCGGCCTTATTCAATACGACTATTTTATTCACGTTGATAGTCGTTCCCGCGTGTATCGAGAGAAAAAATAACGCTATTGTCAAAATAATGACATGGTTGATATATGTTTTGCCCTGGAAACAAAACCGGGGAAAAAGCGGGACAATGGTGGGACCGAAAAAAACCGACATGACATAAGGTGTTGTTTTTATTCCAGATCGGCTTCAATGGCGGAGAGGGTGAGAGTCAAGAAAACATGAACAAAGCGTTGATATTATTCATGTTCGTGTTTCCGTTTTCCCGGTTTTTCGTGGTTCATATCGGGACGTTTCTGCTTATTTCCGATTGTTGCTGATTGTTCATCAAGTCAATAAACCCACAGTCCTCCGATTCCATATATTTTGAATACCTGTCGAGTGTCATTTTTGCCGACGAATGTCCAAGTAATTTCTGAACGAAAGTGATGGGGGCCCCGCGCATCAAAAGCAAAGATGCTGTTGTGTGCCTGATATCGTGGATCCTTCTATGGCCTATCTTGATTTTATCCCGGCATGTCTTTGACCATACCCTTCTGATCGTATTGTCAGATAGCAACCTTCCGTCTTCTGTATGGAATAGGTGCTTTTGTTCGTACCCTTTCCTGAAGCATAGTTTCTTGTCCTCTGCCTTGAGTTTAACCAGTAACGACAACAGCGTGTCAGACATGGGGACCTTTCTCTTAATATAGTTTTTGGTGGTTGCTCTTACGGTCTGGTCTTTGGCTGTTTTCTCGATAGATATCTTCCTGTTTTTAAAATCAACATCATCCCACTCAAGGGCAAGTGCCTCTCCGATCCTGGCGCCGGTATGCCATAGCAGGCTAAATAGATAACGGTATTTATCCGGGACAGCCTGCAGGGCCAGTTCCATTTCTTCCGCGGTCAACGGATTAACGTCTGCCTGGTCCTTCTTCAGGTCCAGGCGCTTAATCAACCCCCTGGATGGGATGCTCATGATAACTTCGTCGTCCAGGGCATAATTAAAAACCCCGCTGCAGACAGTATGAACAATCTCAACCGATGCCCGGGAATAGCCTCTCCTTGATTCTTTCAGGAGCAAATCCCTTACATCTCCCCTTGATATTTGATCTATCGGCTTACGGCCAAATGGGGTTGCCTTTATTATCTCGAGTACCCCCGCGTATCTCTCGCACGTTCTCGGGGCGCGGTTGCTGCTTTTGATGAACGCCAGGTAGAGGGAGCAATATTCATTAAATGTCAGCGAGTCAGGTTTCTTTTCCGGAGAATCAAGCGCAAACTTTTTCCTGGCAATCGCCTGCTCGATATTTGCTTTTATCTTGCCGGCTGATTCTTTCGTTCCTATGATGACGAATTTATCCTTGCCCTTGTACCGGACCCTGACCCCCCACTTCTTTCCTTTCTTCCTGAGCGTTACCCCCATTATCCTACCTTCTGTCTCGATCTGTACTCCATGGACCTCCCCACAATGCCTATAAAATTGCCGCGACTAAACACCGGGGAGATAGACACCTTGAATATGATACCAGTCATCATTGCTGAAACAGTTGCGTAGGCAACCTGGTGTTTATTTATTGACATCTTCATGGATGCAATTAACTCGTTCCCGTTGCAATAGTGGTCATTGATAAAACTGAAAAAATCATTCATGTGCGGGAATATTATGTTTTCTCTTTTAACCGGGCTGTTATTCCCAATTCTACAACCAGTATAGATGGTATTGCCTTTATGGTCGAATAACATATAGGTGTCGGTTGAAAGCATATCAATTGTCTTTATAAACTCCATCAAGCTATAACAATCTTGTTCGTGCTGTTCAATTAAGCCGTTGCCGAAAGTGGGAGGCGTGGTGGTATTCAAGAAAGAAGAACAGAATTGATTGCACAGAATCATATTATATGGTTGAGATTTAAAATCGCCACCAACGTTAATTGCTGTCCCGTTGTTGTCTGCTGTTGCTATATTTGTTTTGCAATAGTTACCCATCAAGTTAACCACAATTAATCCTGCCTCCAGCACATAGAAAAATATCAACTTCACGTTTTTCCGATAATGAATCGGATCACATCTGCAATCTGTTCGTCGTTCATGCCTTCCATCAATGAGTATGCATACTGGTGAGCAGGAGACTTGAACCTTATGCCCTGGCTGTAATCACCACCGACGTTTAGAGAGCTCCCGCCGTTGTCAGAGACTGCGGTTAAGCTTTGCATATTGGACTTCTCTTTCAGGGAATACAGTTCCCCAACATCGACAGCAAGAACCTCCGCCAACAGGTGAAAGCTTTTTTCATCAGGGACGGTAATCCCCCTCTCCCACTGTCCAATTGCCTGCTGACTTAAACCTCCAAGGACTTCCTCGGCAAATTCTTTCTGGGTTTTGCCAAGATCAAAACGTTTCCTGCGTACCAACCGCGCAAAAGTTTTTCTATCCATAGCCACCCTCCCTTTGCCTGTGTTTGGTTAAGTAAATAGTATTTGACAATTTGTTAAAAGGCAAGAAAAAAATTAACAAGCGGTTAAAAAGGTGTTGCAATATAAAAGACCGTGTTGTACCGTTGTTAAAAACTAGGAGGAATCAAGTTGAGCATAAAAACATTTTCATTAAAGATTAATATTACCTATCATCACTGGCGATACGTTTTACTTGGCAAAAGGAACCTCTCATACTCAAAGGCGAAGGTTGCTGCACCATTGTTAAAAACAAGCGTTGAGGTCTGGATGGACCCGTCGTTGGTGGCTGATCGACAAGCAGCGTGGGCGATCTACCAGGAAAAAGAAAAAACAAAATGAATGGCTGGCTGAACGTCAAAACCGGGGCCGCTTACGCGGGAGTTTCCGAAAGAACCTTCTCCAAGTGGTTACGGGATGGGCTCAAACATATCCGGGTAAGTGCAAGGATAATCAAGATCAAACCTGAATGGATTGACGAGTACATCATGGGTTTTGCCGACAGCGAGGCAGAGTCCGAGAGCATTGTAAACAAGATAATGAGTGAACTCAGGATAACGGGGTAATTCAGATGAAAGACATTAACGAAAAGCATGAAGCGATCGTGGTTGTTGGGTGCGCAGTTGCCGTGTCAGTTCTGGCGGTTGTCTGCGTTTACACATTCTTTGTCCAACTTGCCACTTACGGCTGGTAGGAACAAAAACTCACAGGAGGGAAACTGTGAAAAAAATGAATCTCTTATCTTTGAAGTTGACGTACTTCAAAGGGGCAAAATCCTTCTTCTTTGAGCCTGACGGGAAGGACACCGACGTTTACGGAGACAACGCAACCGGGAAGACCACTCTCAAGGATGCGGCAACGTGGTTGCTGTACGGGAAGGACTCCCAGGGAAAAGCTGATTTCGGGATAAAGACCCTGGATGATGGTGTTGTTATTCCCAAGATTGACCATGAAGTAGAGGGGATATTCCAGATTGACGGGAAGCTGATGACCCTCAAGAAAGTCTATCACGAAACATGGACCAGGAAGCGGGGAGCGAAGGAAGAGACATTTACCGGGCACACCACCGATCATTTTATAAACGATGTGCCTATCCAGGAAAAAGAGTGGAACGCGAAGATAGGGCAGATTGCACCGGAAGAGGTTTTTATGATGTTGACCTCTCCCACATTTTTCAACTCGATGGAATGGAAGAAACAGCGCGAGGCTCTTATCGCTGTCTGCGGTGATGTCCCGGACGCTGACGTTATCGCCGGCAACCCTGACCTTAAAGACCTTGCGTCTATCCTTGAGGACCGCACGGCTGACGAGCATAGGAAGGTTGCCGAGGCCGGCATGAAAAAGGCGAACAAGGCAATCAAGGATATCCCCGTAAGGATTGACCAGATTACAAAGGACATGCCTGAGGTTGAGGGGGATCCGGTAATAATTAAGCAGGAAGTAGATGCTGTTCTGGCAGAAGTAAACGAGAAGCAGCAGGCGGTTGTCCGGGCCGAGAACGGCGGGGAAATCTCCGATATAAAAAAGAAAATTTCGGAAGCGGAAACCTCCCTGCAGAAAGCAAAGACCGCCCACCAGGTTTTGATTGATGAAACGGTGAAGATGAGGCGTACCGAATTGACCGAAATCGGCGCCGAGCAGATGAATAAGAAGCGGGCCTTGGGTGAGCTCTACGAAGAATCCAACGTCATAGCAAAGGCGCTATCGGCAGGCGTTGTTTTTGATACTGATCTTCGCAACCAGTATGCCGCTATCCAAAAAGAAGAATTCACGTTCTCTTGCGACGATACTTGTCCGACATGCAATCAGGCAATCCCGAAAGAAAGGATAGAATCCGCCTTGAATATTGCTGTCTCTGATTTCAACGAATCACGGAACAAAAGGGCTGAAGAAATTAATCAAAAAGGCCGCGACAATTCAGCCAAGATGAAAGAGCTCACGGCGCAGAATGAAGAGCTTGATAAGAAGATTTCCGTTGCCGAAAAAGAGGTTGCCGGCCTGGAAGGAAAATACAACCAGAAGGAAAAAGAAATAAAGGCCATGATCGACGAGGCTCCGGGCCTGGAAGATATGGAAGATTACAAAACGGCGACAGCTGCAATCAAAGCCCTCAGCGAAAAACTTACCGCTGCAGAGAGCGATAATCTGTCGGTAGTCGACAAGTACAAGGAAGAAGTGAAGTCTCTGAACGAGAAACTTTCAGAGAAACAGAGCCTTCTCCTTTCTCTGGAATCAAAGGCAAAGATGCAGGAATCAATTGCCGACCTCGAAAAACAGGAAACTGACCTTTCTGTAAAGTATTCCCAACTGGAAAACGAGATTTACATGCTCGATACCTTCCTCCGTGACAAAGTGAACATGCTGAACGACAAGGTAAACGATCAATTCAGTATAGTTCGTTTTAACCTTTTCAAGCAGCAGATCAACGGAGGACTCAAAGAAACATGCGAGTGCACCGTTGACGGTGTTCCTTTTTCAGACCTTAACAGCGCGGCAGAGATACAGGCAGGGCTCGATATCATCAACACACTGACCAGGCATTATCAATTCATGCCGCCTGTCTTCATCGACAAACGTGAAAGCGTAACGTCGATTCCGGAAATGGAAGCCCAGGTAATCAATCTTCGCGTAAGTAAACCGGATAAAGAGCTCCGGGTTGAAGTCCATTATTAAACCACCAGAACAACAAAGGGGTATTGCGAAATGACTGAATCAAAAGAATTGGTAGCACAAGGACAAACCGCATCAGAGCGGTTCCAGGTAAAGGTCTTCCAGGAATATTACAACGGGGTTGGCGAAGTCCTTCTTACCGAGTCACAGAAACGGCTTGCACAGAGTTATTTTATCGCTGTCGACGGTGTTCTCCGTATGGCCGAGCAGAAGAGATTGGCAAAAAGTGAGAACTACAGGGACCAGGTTCCAGTTACCTGGCAGAACGTCGACATGAACGGGTTGGCGATCAATGTTGTTGCCGCCTCCCGTATCGGATGGGATCCAAATGAGAACAATCATGTTGAGCTCATCCCTTACAAAAACAAACATACCAAGCTGTACGATATCGGATTCATTCCCGGGTATCGTGGTATTGAGATAAAGGCAAAGAAGTACGGTCTTGACCTCCCGGACAATGTGATTGTCGAACTTGTTTATGATACTGATAAGTTCAAGAGCTACAAGAAGAACCGCATGAACTTGACAGAATCTTATGATTTCGAAATTATCAACGAGTTTGACCGCGGGGAAATTATTGGTGGGTTCTACTACCACGAGTACACCGACCACCCGGAACGGAACAAACTGGTTGTCATGTCTCTGAAAGAGATAGAGAAGTGCCGGCCGCAATACGCAAGTGCTGAGTTTTGGGGCGGTGAAAAAGATATCTGGAAGAACGGCAAGAAAACCGGAGACAAAGAGAAAGTCGATGGGTGGTTTGAAAAGATGTGCTGGAAGACCGTTTACCGGGCAGCATACCGGAACATCACCATCGATTCTCAGAAGATCGATGACGCATATAAAACTATCCTCAGATCAGAGCAGGAACAGCGTATTTCTTCAAGCGATCAGGAATACAAATCAAACGCGAATAAAACAGTTATCGACATAACCCCCGACAAGGAGATCCGACCAGCGGCCGAAGAGTCTGGAGTCGCTACCCAGGCGCCAGAGTCTCCGGGGCCGGAGCCTGAAGAAGACCAGGATGTACCTCCGGCTCCGGAGGGGGTAGACCCAACCACCGGAGAGATGGACACACAGCATCCGCCGCAAGGTGGTGGACAGGCTGAAATGTTTCCCGGCCCCACATTCTGAGGCCGGCCATGTTTCAGTTCACCGCAATCGCGTCCAGCAGTAAAGGGAACTGCTATCATCTGACTGATGGTAGTAGCTCCCTCATTATCGAGGCCGGAGTCCCCTGGAAGTATATAAGAAGAGAAATAACAAATCTTTGCCGGGGCGGAAACGGGCACTATCACCCTGCCGGTTGTCTGGTCACTCATTCACACATGGACCATGCCAAAGGGGTAAAGGATGCGACCAAAGCTGCAGTCAATGTTTACTCTGCAAAAGAGACATTTGATGCACTTGGCGTCCGGGGGCATAGGTGCGTAGTTGTCAGGCCGCACGAACAATTCGCTGTAGGATCGTTTACTGTATTGCCGTTTGATACTATCCACGATGCCCCCGGGAGCCTTGGGTTCCTGATTGCCAGCGGGGAAGAGAAACTTCTATTCCTGACCGACACGGCATACACCTCCTATTTGTTTCCAGGTCTGACACACATCGTAGTAGAAGCAAATTTTTCCCTTGAAGAATTGGAAAGAAGTATCGCGGCAGGCCTGGTTCATCCAAGCAGAAAGTCGCGCCTGGTAGCAAGCCACCTGTCAATAGAGAGAACGATCGATCTTCTCAAAGATAACGACCTGGGCCGAGTTAAGGAAATAAGGCTTATCCACCTATCAGAAAGCAACAGTGACGAGAAGAAGTGGAAACGAATGGTTCAGGCCACAACCGGAAAAGCTGTTTACGTGGAGGACGAATAAAGTGTTTCTGTTCAGAAAAGTAAATGTTTGGCCGATCATCTACCACACGGCGCCATGGATAATGATTCTCTCTCTTCTTTGGGCCATGGCAAACGTCAAACTGTTGTCTCACTGGATGATCATCTTCTTCTTCCTTGCCGGTACGTGGGGCTGTCTGTCCCTCTGTTTCAGGAAAAACAATGCTCGCGTGGATGCGTGGATGTGATGCTGAGTGAACATCAAGAACAAGTATTGCTGTTTGGTTGGCTGGAAATAAAGGCCAAAATTTACCCCTTTCTCGGGTGGGCGTTTGCTATCCCAAACGGAGAGCTCAGAAAGAAAACCGTCGCCATAAGGTTGAAAGCTGAAGGGGTGAAGAGTGGCGTTCCAGATACGTTCTTCCCGGTCCCGTGTGACGGGTATCATGGCCTCTGGATCGAAATGAAGAGGTCAGACAAAGAGAAGAATACAACCAAAAATCAAAAGGACTGGATTCAATATCTCAGGGCTGCAGGGTACAGAGCAGAGGTAGCGGCAGGATGGGTCCCGGCTGTCCATATCATCATAGATTATTTCGGCCTGCCCGAAAGAAAGCCAAACCTATAGGAGGGTATCATGGCTGAATACGACGAATATGCCGTAGAAGAAAAGGCAGAGGTTGGGGCAAGCATTGACGGTGAGGTTATCACCAACAACCAGGAAGAGGGGAAAGAGGACAAGACCAAGAGGGTCTTCACCTCCAATTTTCTCAAGTGCATATTGACCGACGACGAGAGGGAAGACCTTGCAACCAGAATGGCCGACAAGGTTCACGAGGTTGACGATATTGAGCTTCAGAAGAAGGTTGCAACTGCCTCGTTCAAGGATCGTACCGAATCAGCACAGCAGGAAATAAAGACATGCGCCGGCAAACTCCGTAACGGTTGGGAAATGAGGAACGTCGAGTGTGAAGAATTCAAGGACTTCACTAGCGGGTATGTCATCGTTGTCAGGCTCGATACCGGAGAAACCGTCACCACCCGTCCTATTTCTCACGAAGAACGACAGATGCACATTGACGAGGCTTTTACCGGCAACGAGCAGGAAGAAGACGAGGGCAGCGAATAGTCCTGTGATGAAACCGAAAAAGATGACGGTCCAATGTTCGGTCACACTGAAGGGCTGTCAGATAAGGCAGAAGGTAAGGCTATCATCCAAGAACAACCGGCCCGGTCACAAACCCAGAGAAATGGAGATGTGTGGATAAATGGTTCGACAATAACGTCAAATGACCGGGCCGTAGCAAAAAGGGAAACCGCGATGCCTGAATTCACAGAAGCAATAACGGTTGAAGACATTGCCAAAATGAAAACGATCCTGGAGCAAGAAAGCCATAACCGGATGTGCGGCTTTTGCGGGAAGTGGATCCCGCCAGGACATAGCATCTGTTTTGAATGCTTCTACCGTGAATTTTTCGGAAACCCACAACCATTATGGAGGGACACAAATGCCGAAGGACAAGGTAGTAGGAATTCCCAAGATACCCAAGAAAGAGAAGACGGTGGAAGAGAAGCTGTATGACCTCCGCCTGCATGATCAGCTGGATAACGAGCGGCTTACGATAATGAGGGTCCCTGGAGGGTGGATATATATCTTCCCGTATGAGGCAAACGGATCGGTTGCTATTGAGACAACCTTTGTGCCTTTCAATCAAGAGTTTAAAAAATAAACAGGAGATAAAAACATGCACCCGTCACTAAAAGTAGCACTCGATTTTATAAAAGAGCAATATCCCGGGCCAGTAATTCCTGACTACCGAGCACAGATTGCAAGGGAAATGCTGATAAAGACAGGGCTCAAGGTCGGAGATGTTTACATAGAAGAAGCTATCTTTGTAAGCGGGAAAGGATACATGACCAGCAAGGAGAGGCAGGACGCCTGCCGCGTGTACTTGAGGGAGCTATCTGAAAAAGGTCCGATAAAAATAAGATCACGAGAAATTGCTGAAAGGCTTCAAAAAAGGCACGGTGTTCCCTTCAATCGTGCGACCATTAATAATTTGATCAGGGAGTTGGGGATAGAGTCTGTATACAGGAGGCGGTCCCCGAAAAAAAACGGAAGCGCGATGGCCGAAGCGCACACCCCCAAACAAGGAGTTTTGCCCTCTTTTGGTGGCGGTTCCGCTGACCTTATCAAGTGTCTCATCGAAGAGGTAAATACCCTTACCGATTCTGTCAACAAGCTCAATGAACGTCTGGGGAAAAGTAACAGCCTGATGTTCTCGATGAAAGATTGTTCAGAAAAGATGCTCGCCCTGTTTAAGAAACAATGACAGACCAGGAACAAAGAGACTGCCCCGGTCAACGGATGAAGGTTCCTGCATCATGGTGTGAAGACAACCAATACGATGATCGCTGCCGGGGCTGTCAGTGGAACAAGGGCCTGAAAAGAAGCAAACACCAGGAAAAGAGCGATAAAAAATGAGATCATATTCACAGGTATATCCTCAGTTTTGGATAGGGGAAACAGGGAGAAAAATCAGAGAGGGAGGGGAAGAAACCCTAATAGTTTCTTTCTACCTATTGACCTCTCCACACTCCAATATGCTCGGCCTTTATTATTGCCCGATTCTGTATATCTCACATGAAACCGGGCTTACATTTCAAGGGGCTTCAAAGGGGCTTCAAAGGGCCTCCGAAGCGGGGTTTTGTGCCTACGACTACCCCTCTGAAGTGGTTTGGGTGTACGAAATGGCAAAATACCAGGTCGGGGAGAGATTAAAGGAAGGAGACAACCGGATAATAGGGGTAAATAGGGATTATGAAAAGCTCCCTAAGTGCTCGTTTTTGTATGAATTCTATAACAGATATAAAGAAAGTTTTTGTCTCAAAAAAGCAAGGGGCTTCGAAGGGGCTTCAAAGGTCCTCCCGAGCCAGGAACAGGAACAGGAACAGGAACAGGATAAAAACAAAAGACTTCCCGCATCTGACGATGCTGTGAAAGAAGAGGTTTATTACCAGACAAAGAAAAAAAGAAAACTAAAGGGGCAGGCCTTACAGGATTTTGAAGAATTCTGGACCACCTTCTCTTTGAAGAAAGGGAAAGCTGAAGCTGCAGACGCATGGATCGATGTTTATAAACCCGGAACCCTAGAGGTCATTCTTCACGGCGCCAGGTGCGAGGCAAAAGCAAGAGAGAAAGTAGAGGAGGAAGGTCGTACCCCTATCTACGCTCAGGGGTGGTTAAGCGGTAGGAGATGGGAGGATTATGAGGAACAACGCAAAGGATCCGCAACGTCATTCGATTACTCGCCTCTTGAAAGTGGGAGAAAGGTCATTATAGACGGGACCAATTTTGGAGAAATAGAGGGTAGCTGCGTGTATGTGGACGGAAGGATAGCCCTCCCGGAAGGGAAGATGAGACAATTTTACAGGGAGGGGCGTTTAGTCATCGATAATGGACAATAAAGGACAGTGCAGGACCGGGCAGAAGATTGAATGGTTCGGCCAAGACAGAACGAAAGTAAGTATAGCAGAAGAACACAACGTTCCTGCAACAACGGCATACTATTTTTTCAAAAAGTACAGCACGAACGACGAGCGCCTAAAGGCTTTCCAAAACTATAAAAGGAAGAAACCCCGCAAACTATATCCCTACAAAAAGCCAGGTTCCAAGAAAAAGCCGAGAATGCTTCCACTCGATAAAATCATTGAGCTTGAACCGTGGTTAAAAGAGGCGACACTATATACCAGGTATCAGCGATATCCTAATGATTTTGACAAGATTTTCAGCAAGGAGAGGGTCAACGCCTCTGCGACTACAAGGTCAAACGGCAAAAGGATATTGGATACAGAGATAGACCGAGAGGAATACAAGGTCACTGGCCCCCAGGCAATGGACATTCTCAGCGCAATGATAAATGGGGCAAAAGAAAGCCTGGTCACAATATCGGGAAAGAAAAAAATAAGCAACGAGGACCGGGATGAATTCCTCACATCAAAACGGTTCCTTCGTAACCATAATGGGTATCTCGAATGGCTCTTGTCTGCAGTTGACGATATCGAAATTGAAGAGGCACTAATCGAGTTAAGGGTTTTTGCCGCAAAATATGCAATTTAAAAAGGAGGGAGTTATGCCGATCTTACTTATGAACCTACTGGTTAACCCCGGGCTGATACCACCAGCACTCGCTATTTATGCGGTGTGGTACTACCTGTAATAATCAATCAACGAAACAAAAGGACTACAAAAAATGGCAAAGCACATATCACGGTTCGTTAAGAACCAGCAGGCAACAAACGATAAGTACCAGAGTCGAGGTAATGTCGATTCCATGAAAAGTGCTTTCAAGCTCCTGGATGTAATCTTCTGGCACAACAAACCCGCTTCCACTTTTCAATGGAATTTCGATCTTCACATGCTGTTCGGAACAAAGAGGTAAACAGCGGTATGTCCTTACTGAGTTCTTTGTGGACTATGACGGACGAAAAGCACACTTGTATATTCCAGAAGGAACAAAAGTAAGCAATTTCAATTTAGCAGCTTATCAATAAAACTACGCTTGGTGACAACATGAAAAAACCAACAAACTTTAGATCCATTGTACCCCGATGTTGCCTTGGTTGTCGTTACCGAGTGGGCAGCCCGTTTATTGATGAGTTTGGGTATACAGACCATTATATGGTGTGCAAGCGTGACCCAGAGAATACGCTGCTTGAGGATAACCCTGAATACACCATCTGTGATGGGTATAAGAAACTAAGTGACGATATCAGATAATTCTAAGAAATTGGAGGCGATAACGATGAGTTTTGAAAGAGAGGATAGATACATCGTTTTGAAAAGGTCTGATATTGCTGTGGCTTGTCTTAGCCGTGAACAGCTAGAAACACTTGACGATATATGCCGCAAGGTACGTATGGCTCGTGTTGGCAACGGCAAACCAGATCTTGAGTGTGTTGTGGTAGAGTCTGACTGGCCGGAATACGAGCCAACATGGGCGGCTATTGAAAGAAGAATGACGCCTGTTGTTAGACCAACATCCTGCGGCTTTTGCGATTTCGACGAGGCCGATGGAACGTTGCTCGAACAGTGTGACAGGTGCTGGAAGGCTGACAACCAATAGGAGGTAGATATGCAATATCCAGCAAGCAATATCGCTATTTGGAATGGCGAAGAGGTTCCATGCTGCACCGAACATGCAAAACAGTTGGTTGCCCTCGGTCAAGCTTTAGGGCTGAATGTGCCGGTTTACACGTATACCGGGGAACAACGTGAGTGCAAGAATTGTGTGAACGATGCAAAGAAGTCTGATAATCGTTAGGAATCGGAGTGAATACATGAGAGCTTTAAGCATACGGCAACCGTGGGCCTGGGCAATACTTCACGGTAAGGATGTGGAAAACAGAACGTGGGTTACAAGGGTTACGGGCGAGTTTCTTATCCATGCAAGCAAAACCTTTGATCTTGAAGGATATCAGTGGTTATTGAAAAACCGGCATCTCCTTGATGTAGAGATACCTTCTAGGGATGACTTTTATTACATGATGGGCGCGGCATAGTCGGAGTGGCAAAGATTGTTGACTGTGTTGATTACAGCGACAGTCCGTGGTTTTTCGGTCCAGTTGGCTTTGTGCTTGAGGATGCAGAGCCGCTTGACTTCGTCCCGTGCAAAGGGCGTCTGAATTTCTTCGATGTAAGATTTTTGAATAATAGGATTTAACAACTTATTTCTAACTACTTGATAAGGACAAGGGGAGATGTCGAAGCAACTAAGCGGGGATGAAAGGCATAGGCGGGTAGCGCCGCACTACTCTTTCAGTAGGAATGTGGTTTGCGTATTCATCGGGTGTGTAGCTGCACTTTACGAAAGACCGATGGTAAGAACTGCCTCCCCTCTCCCCTTGTTTCTTATCTGCTTATTCTAAGGAGGCAGGCTGTGAGCGATAAACTACACAATATAACAATCGGTGAGTTGGTGGAGGTCAAGGGTATCTTGAAAAAGCCTATGAAGGAAGCAATACCACTGATAAAAGAGTTCTGCGAAAACCACGGCATAGAGTGGATTCCAGACGGCCAGAAGGTGTGCAGTTTGGCTAAAAAAATTTGTCTGTAGTCAGATAATCTATGAAAGTCAGACAGGTTAGCACATGAAATACAAGGAATATGACATGAGTGGTAGTTATTACATAAACCAAGAAAAGGAGAAAAACGTGGAAAAAGGAAAAACAGACTGCAGATTATTGCTGGAAGAAGACCAGAAAAACGCGACTACCTCAAATATTGACATGGAGCAAGCGGTTCTCGGCACATTTCTGCTAGTTGATTTCGGTGGGGATTTGCCGCCTGGGGTTGATCAGCTTAGGGCTTCAGACTTCTACCTTGATACCCATCAGGTTATTTTTAAAACTATGCGGTTGTTGTGGGAAGAAGGAAGTCCTTTGGACCTGGTTACCGTTACCTCGTCCCTTAAAGAAAACGATTTGCTTGAAAAAGCAGACGGGGCCGAATATGTCGCAAGACTGACAACCATCAAACCAGTAAGGGATACAAAGGTGCTAGAGAATTACTGCAAAGTGATTCAATGTCATTCCGTGTTGCGGTCACTTGCATGTCAGTATATCACTGATGGAATCACCCTTATAAACTAAACGGGTGGCATAAGATAATGGCAAAACCAGAAGAGCACATGATAAACGCGATAGAGCAGGCGAAAGAGGATGTTTCGGGTTTGCTTGACGACCTCTACCTTGATTCTATGAGGTCAATATATCGCAACAGTGATGGAATCCTCCGGGCTTCTCTCGAGGTACATGTGACTATGGGGGGTATAAGGGGGATTAAGTCAGAGTGTGCGTTCCAGAAAATTGTTGATAGTGCCAGGACGAAAAAAGGCCGGCAAGGATGAAGTCCTGCCGGCCTTTTGGTTGGTTATCGCTCTGCCCTACCTTATAGGCAGATAGATTTTTTTACTCTTATCTTTTTTCAGATAATCGGCAATTGACGTTAAGATCAGTTCCCTGATCGTTATTTCTTCTTCCGCGGCCCTGACCTTGACTTTCTTCCACAGGCCCGGGTCTATGTTTCTCAGTGGATAATTTGCCATTATTGATTTCCTCCATACAATTCATCTTCCCGCTCAAACATAACGCTTTTTGTGCTGCATTAAGGTTAAACAATCCTTCCTGTCCAAACTCCTTCGCCATAAACACGTCCATCGGTTTGATAAAGGTCGGCTGCACCGGGTTGTCCCGGCACTCTTCACAACAGAATCCTTCATCCAACCATTCAGCAGCATCCCTAGTGCTTTCGGTATCCACCAGTTTTGCCATGCACCGATAACATATCGTGTCATCGAAGTCATGGCGTGGGTCATTCGTCAGCCAAGTATCAAATCATTTCATGCTCCCATCCTCCTTTCCATTGCGTAAATTGCTTCAGTCTCAAGAGAGCTTGCAATCCACTCTTTCCATTCCCGGTAAAGTTCCGGGTATTCTTTCTCTGCCTGCTTCTCGTCAATGATATCCACAACCCGCAATCCTCCGCACTCGTAGCAGGAAACATCGTAGATACCTGACATGTACGATTCCATAAAATCCGGGTCAGCGTCGAAGTCTTCCCTGGTAATTCCGTGACTGTCGATGCTTGGATTTACATGTTTTCCTTCCCCATTACAGGTAGGGCATACAATCCGTTGTTTCGGCAACGACTCCCCATACTCTTCTTCAAACCGTTTCAACTCCTTTGAAACCTTCGCCCCTTCTCTGTGGTCCTGGTAATACATGTGTTTCCTCCTTTGTTTTTTTTGTCCTACGTTGATAACCCATTCCTGCCCTACTGTTTCCAGTAAGGAAGAGTCGATCATCAAACCAGGGTGAAGCAGTTATCCCTCGGCCCATTAACCTTCAAATCAGTGCAGCCCCAACTTGCCATTGCATAATCAAGCGGCTCAAATATCGCTTCGCCAGATTCGTAAAGCTTTTCGCTCATAAGCCCGGTGAAGTAGAGAACGTCATCACCATCGTAAAGCTTGAACGGGATGGTGCAGTTTTCCGGGATGTTCTCCCTCGGGTAAGGCTTTTTGTCCAGGTGGTTATAGATCAGTACCCAATGCTTTTTCATAATCAATACCCCTTGAAATTGTTTCCCATGTAGATCATCATCATGTGTTTCTCGCAATCGTCTATGATTTCGATAGTGAACAATCCCCAAGGGTGTATTCGGAATATGCTTTCGAGCTCGCTGTGGAAAGAGCTCGTATGTTTTCCCCAAGATTTCCGCCACCCTAAAGTATCAATCGGCCCCAGGTGGTCATAAACGGTATGGCTATCGTGCTTTGTCTCGTTTCTAATCATGAGCCACAGGTAAAGGTCGAAAAGATGGTGGCGAAGGGTAGCATTTTTCGTGCTGAGGTATCTACGCCTGGTAAGAGCCTTCCACGCCTTGAATGTTCTCGGGAAAGTGTATTTGAAAATATCTTTCCTCGTTTCCGGATGCTTGCGGCAAACTTTCAGCATCCCCTTCACTTCCCGGTACTGTCCTAATATTGTCGTTGCCATGGTTATTGC